TCAAGGCGCATCAAAATTCCACGCGCACCTTGACATCTGCGAGCAGTGTAGAGAGAACCCTACACAGTTATGCCTTAGAGGACAAAATCTTCTTTACAACGCTGTCCAGGATCTCGAAGGACCTGAAAATTTAGTCGATGCTGGACCAAACATCAGAGAATGGCTCAGAAAGAAGGCAAACTAATGGATCTAAAAAAGATTCCAGGTAACGTCCTAGCTGATGTTGTTGACGCTCTCACAGAAAACAAGAGAGCTAATACAGTCGACGAAGCTAGGGAGAAGATTTCTAAGATGACAGGCAAAGAAGTTTTTGCTTGGTATCTTCAATGGAATGGCGTCATTGGATATGCCACTGATTTCTGGGAAGCTGCTCATGCACTCAAGGAGGCTGAGAAATGACAGGCGAGTTTTCAGTATACCAGTTTTTTCCTAATGGTACGAATGAAAATGTTCGTGCCTATGTTGATGCTGAAGAGGCTGTCAAGGCCGCTAAGCACTGCTGCACATCAGTCGGAGCACGAATTGGCACCACAGTCAGGGTAATGATCACTGATGGTGGAGACTTTTGTGTCTTTGAGTGGGAATACGGTAAGGGTATTACGTTTCCACCCGAATTGCATGGAAAGGAGGCTTCCAATGCTGCTCTATGAACGTAACGGAGATATTCACTTTGGTGCTGAAATCAAGGTTGAGAGGATCAATGGTAATAGTACTCTAATCACAATCACTGGTAATCGTGAAAAAGTTACTATTACAATGCATCATGATGAAGCTAAGATGCTTCTTCAGTCTCTTGAGTCTGTTGTGAAGGATGGTATGCGAACCATGGGATACGTCTGGGCTGCTCAATTCGCTAACCCCGTAATTAACAAAGATACTGACGCGGACAAGGTGGTGTAAGATGAAAGATCCTGAGTATGTTTTAATAGGTAAGATTGGTGAGCCTAATCAAATTATTAGGCCGGATACAACAGTTTTCATCTGTATAACTTGTGGATCTGTAATAGCCGATAAAAGTTCTCACAATGCGTGGCACAGAGAACAGGCACCAGGAGGTGGAGGTGGATGTTGACTCCAAAACAACATAGAACTTTTGTCTTAAAACGCTATCCTGGCACTAAGTGCCGTTACACTAGTATTGGATGGGTTATTTTCACTAAGACTAACATCTGTTTGTGCAATGGACGTTACACAAGATCAATGGCGTGGTCAGTAGCATGGGAGAATGCTAAAAACAGAACGGAGGATCAATCATGATTCACAAAGTTCTTATCACGCACACCGTTTATTCCACTTATGGTGAAAATACAGTAGGTGGAAGACGTAGAGACAATGCCACTGCTACTTCAATGACTGTAGTAGACTTCGAGACACTGGCTGAAGCCCTACTCTGTATTGAGAAAGTGGATAAGATGAATCGTCAGTCTCAAACAGCTGTCGACTATCGAGCTGATCTTTTGACGAAAGGAAATGACTGATGCCTCAACCACGCCTACACCACGATTTCAGTAACGAAGATATCTGGCAAGAGATAGCCATTATCTTAGGTTGGAAAATGGATCTTAAGGCAGATACAATAGCTAAAGTTAAGGATTTAGCTATCGTTATTCTTACTCTCAAAAGTCAAAATCGGAATGATGAAGTCAACCAGGTTATGAGTACGATCAAACAGAGAAGTGATGCTCTTGTTTTACTTGTCACCAAGACTTGTTCTGTCTGCAAAGGTCGCCAAACATACGAGGGACTTGATGGAGAAGTTAAAATCTGCCAGAATTGTAACGGTGAAGGTAATGAAGTTTTTGAAATATAGGAGAAACCATGCTAAGTAAACTTGAAGTAGAAGATCTGTCATATCTAACTGCGACATTCCTTGCCAGTAAGTCAGGTGATGAGTCACTTCACCCGACTCAAAGATCAGCCGGTCGTCAGATAAACCTGAAACTATTGTTTGCGGTGCCGGCTTTTAATGACAAAGAAGAAAAGCCATGGAATGCTAGCCCTGGATTGGACTATATCAAAGAGGCGCCAGTCAAGCTCGTTTCCATTCATGTGCCTCGAGGTATTCCAATCTATAAGATCCGTCACCTCATCAAACACGTGGAGTCTGAGCTTCGCGATATCTACACAGACGCCAAGCGTTTGAATATCGTGTTGTTCAAAGATGATGGAAGTGATGTGTGGGAATACGCTTTTGAACTCCCGACATATGGAGTAGCGTATGTTTAAAGTAGGAGACATAGTCATGCTCGTCAGCATCAAAGAGTTCGACGATATATGGGATAAGTTTAAGCATCCCAGTGACCACAAGCCTGTCTTGAAACGTGGTGATGAAGGAGTAGTGATTAGTCCTACTTATAAAGATGACGGAATCTGTATAGTTAAGTTTGAGACAACTACACTGTACTGCGACAGTAACATGATAGTACCAATCCAACCAGGGACGGTGACAAATGGCGACTAGATACGCGGAGTATCTTCTACCGAATCATTGCGGGATTCGAAAGATCTCAGTTCGAGCGAGCCTGATGCCTCAGCCAGGAGTACACCTGTCGATCCGGGTGACTGAAGATTCTGAACAAAAAGAAGTGTTAGTCTTTATCCCAGACGCCGAGTGGCAAAAATTGAGGAAAGTAGAGTAATGACAAAGTATAAGAAACTCCGAGAATTAACTCCATTTAAGGAAAAACTGGAGACTGTGACGATGATGGAACTCAGAGAACAACCAGGTGAGATAATTGACTCTGTGGTTCTTGGGAAGACCTTCATCATTACGAAACAAGGAAAGCCTGTTGCTTTACTCACTCAGTTACCTGGCCAGACTTTAACTATTGTAGTTGGACATGATGGAAAGAAATCTTACGCTTTATGAAACCTTGTGACCATTACGAAAAAGAAGCCTCGAGCAACCTTTGTTGGTACTGTAATAGATGGTTTTGGGAACATATCTTGAAAGTGAGGAAAAATGGAACCCTTGTATCTCGGTGATGGAGTCTACGTTCAGCCAAATCCACATGACGCCGTGAGCTTAATCCTAACTACAGGTTCACACAATCTTAGAAGAGCTGAGCACGCAATTTACATGGAGTTGTCAGCTCTCGAAGCTCTCCATGCGTATGTCGAACGATGGAAGAAAAGTTAACTAGGGTTTCAAGGCGATATGCAAGGCTGGGTATGATAATTACTATATCCATATTTGCACAAGTCACCCTGCGATACTCCTGGATATCCCTGGAGTGACCCTGGGTGATTGGCAAATGTAATTTTGCTAACGGTATTTTAAACTCAAAACATTGGTGACATATGGCGAGAATGGAGTTAAGACTAGGATCACCTGCTACTGGAGGTGTTGACGAAGCAATTGTAGATATGATCCGTATCTCTAAATTGCTCGACGTTATAGTCATCTCTAAATTGAATGGTGTAGATGTGATGGTATTCCCTACGAGCGACGTAGAATATACTTTTGAGCAGTACAAACAAGCGCAACACAAACCTGGAGGAACGTATAAATTGGCTTCAGGCAATTAACCCCAAGGAGTAAAAATGCCAAGTAAGACAACAACTCAAAACGTAAGCACCTCATTTAGGTGTATTGATTTCATTCAGTCAGATCAATACGCTTCGAAAATCAGTTCCGATGTAAACCCAAAGCCGTCTAAGCTATTTGATGGTTATACTGATGGGGATCAAAACAAACCGATGGTTATCACGAACTATACCGAGGTTGACGGTGGTGGGGGACTAGTCAGTAAGAGTTATCCATTCACGCCTAACCCGGTTGGATCTCCAATGTGGTTCGGTTATGATTTTCAGATCATCATCACATCTGCTGACTGGGCTACTATCATGAGACTCGAACTTGACGACAAGGTCATGGTAGCTGATGGCACGAAACAACTTGATGCTGCAGGAAATGCTACTCTTAAAGCTCAAATGAACGAATCTCACCAGTGGAATCGCGACAGTAAGAGTTGGCAGTATGACCCTGATGGTAAAGGTTGGCAAGATATTGGATTCAACCCTAAAACTCCAATGCTACTAACGGATTCTACAAGCGGAATTACAGCTATTAACGATATCCGCTTTAGATGGTGGTGGAATGGCGTTATCGGTGATGGAGGACGTTGGAGTTCGCTTGCAATGTCTCAAAATGGCGAAGTGTTCACTGCTTTCAGTAGCAAGTTTGTGAACATTCCACTCATCGCGGCCAAATGGGGAGGACCTTTACGTCATCCGCAGTTTCAGACTGAGTATCAAGGAACAGTGCCCGGGTCACACACCTTTGAAATTGTCCGTGCTAGATTACTAGACGGAAACACACCTATTGATATTAACTTGCCCTGGTAGGGCTTCATAAGGGAGGCTGACTTCTGGGTAGGGGTGGCCTCCCTATTTTTAAGGAGAACATATGAAGATACCTGAAGATTTAAAAGAACGATGGACCTTATTAGATGAGTGGGTTCGTGGCCCTGTGACTGAAAGCACTGAAATGCCTGGTGAGATTGGGCGACTATCAGAACTTTTGCTTATCGAACGGATAGGTAATCTTTATGAAGCGCTAATACTTGCTAAGACAGAAATAGTGACTTCAGGTAATTGGTATGCTAGAGACTATAACTGGCCAGAAGTAAGCCGTAAGATAGATGAGGCTCTTACTCAGCCTAAGCTATGGCATAAGGAGACAGTATGAAGCACGAAAGAACAACTCATGAGAATTGTGCTGATGTAACTTGTAACATCTGCAATCTATTTATTTGCTCTATGTGTGGTGGAGCAGAAGGATCCCTTACGACAGACTGTCCGTGTTATAAAGTTCCATACTCTATGGGAGAAATGGTCTATGCCGGACTCATAGATTTTGTAGTAGACAAGTGGATAGAAACGGCAGCAGTGGATGTTGAAAGAATCAGAAAAGGTCTTCTCATTCGGAGATTGAAGTAATGCCACCAGTTCACACATCTAAGATCAAGAACGAGACAAAGCTTTTGATCGAAACTGAGTTTGTGGAGAAGTACAGAGTAAAGAGAACTCCACCAGATCTGACAGCAAGAGCAGCAGACGTTTTGTTAGTGTTTCTTTGCTATTCATTCGAAGAACGTGGGCCGTCATATGGAACGGTGGCTATTCCAACACCAAAGCTAATGAGTTCAAAACTACTCCATTCCTTTAGATACCACTGTAAGACACGCCTAAAAGAGGATGGTTGGATTGTGGAGTTCATTCACTTTGCAATGTATCCTCGAGAGAAAAAAGAGTGGATAACTGTACGTGACTATGATTCTGATGAGGAGGAATTTGTATGTCTGTAGTTCTTGTAAAATATATTTAACATTGTTATTTACAACCGATACTAAGTTGTTATATAATATAATTATGATAGTGAAAAATTAGTTACTACTTAGTATCATCACAATTTTGGGTTGTGTATTTAGAAATTTAACTGCAATACACTAATATTGTGATGAAAGTAAGTAGTGAGAGTTACCTAAGTAACATCAACCGAATGCGACGATTCGCATGATGGAGAGACGACGATGCAGGCTGAAGAGAAGATTTATCCACCTACAGTGTTCACAGGTGAAGGTGTAGAAGAACCATACGATTGTTATATTAGAGCAGTTAAACTTAATAAAATTGGAGATACAGTAGTTCACCATGCTGCCGCTCCAGGCACTGGTTCGATTTCTTACCGAATAACACGAATAGATGAGACTGGAGTCTATGCTGAGGAGATCAGCAACAATATTCGTGAGCTCCAGCCATGGGAGGTAGAATAGTGTCTGACTTTCAAATGACGCAGGAATTATTCTCTGAGATTCTCGATGAGAGAGTAACGTGGCGCTATTCCATGAACTCTTGCCTTTGCAACGGCACACACAGATTTAAGTGTATAGATCTTTTCGTCATAGTGTACGGAGAGTACAAAGGCGAAGAATTGATCTGGATGCGACGAGTCTTTAGTCTAAGAATGCACTGGATTTCAGAATGGTGGATGAAACGAATTCATCGAAAAGAGGAGAAGAAAAATGCCTGTTAACAAAGAAATGGTTTCTACTGGGGATTTGCTTATAATGGCAATGGAAGTACTAGCTCTTGCTAGAGCAGAGAAAGTCTCTAAAGAAGTAGAGAATAGGTTGAATGAACTGACTACTGCCATTAGAGAAAATGATGACAAAGTGATGGGTTGGAATGATGACTCGAAATCTATTTCAGTTTGAGCTGGCGGTGGCCTTAGTGTCAAAGGTGAGAACAGCAGTAATCGCTAGTGCAGGGTGTACAACCGGCTAGAAAAGATGCTGAAGATGCAGACGCACAAACTGCAGACGCCGCCATAATTTTTAAGGAGAAACAATGAAAAGTAACCTTGCCACGAAAATCATGAAGGAAGCCTCCAAACTAGATGCAGAGGCTATGAGAATTAAGATGCAGGCCTCTATCTTCCGTAAGGCCGCCAACACTCTTCTCGGGAAACCTGGAAGACCACTCAAAGAAAAGAGGTCTAATGGCTAAGCTTTTGATAGTCGAAAGGCCGAATTCAAATCTTGAGGAAACGTATCTTTGGAATGATGAAACCAAAGAAATCTTTTCTCTGGATGAGTCTGACTGTGAAATGCTTGAAGAAAATGGCTCAATCTTCAAAAGTGACGTAGCCTTTACTCTGGAGGAAGATGATGAGTCTTAAGCTTTCTGTCATCAACTCGCGCGCGGTCAAAATTCTGGCCGCGCATGGGTGGGAGCCTGAAGAACACTTCGGAGAGAAAATAAACCGATTTGTTAACAAAGGAAGACCAGGAGAATCTATCACTGTTTTTCCTTCTGGCTCTGGTTACCCAATTCATTTTGAACACAAGTTTGAAGGTCAAAGAATTAGCGGCCTTCAAGACTATCTAACAGATATCAACAGTAGGGAGTAAATGGGACTATGACTGAAGAAGAAAAACTCAAGAATCTTTTAGTAGTGGGATTTCAACTCATCAACCGATCTATCAACAATATTAGTCACGGTAAGCCTACTGTTGCTGAGGGTCAAAAATTTCTCGATGATGTGATTGCTCTTGTTCCTGATTTCACAGAGCGAATTGTAAAGAACACTTAACCGACGACGGAGTAGTCGTAATCGGAGAGCGAAGGATGGCGAACGCCACAGGTAAGGCCGCACGACGTAGACTAGGAAATAGATACGCGTGCAAGAAGCACACGAAACGTAACAACCCAACAAAGAAAACTCGTTGGGCTCAGATGGAGAAAGATCGGCTTCGTAAGGAAAAGAGAGCAGGAGGTGGAGAATGAGTGATATTCCTCTCATAAAACTTCCTGAAGGATCACTCTGCCAAGAAGCAAGCACACTGTCTATAAATAGCTATATTCCTTGTGGAAGAATAGCTGAGACAATAGTATACCATGAAAAAGACAGACGAGGCTACTTAATGTGTGGAGCCTGCGCAGCTCATAACGTATACAATCGTGGAGGACGCTGGGTAACTGGATTATCAGAAACAGAATACCTAAGGCAGGTGAAATCACATGAAGCATAGTGTCTACGTCAAAAATGATTCTGGAGTAAGATGCCACTTGTACGTTTATACAAGTGAAGATAACTCGATTAAGAGAATTTGCCTCCCAGGTGATTTACTCGAAATTACCGATAAACTCTCTAAATCTGAGCTAGTTAGAGTTCAGCACAGAATTGATGTTCAAACGGCTGGCACTTATAGGAGGTCAGCATGATCCTTGACCAAGAAGTGAACTGGGAAACGGTGCCTGAAGACTTTAGGCTTGAGTGTCAGTCGTGTGGTGGAGCAAAGCACACGACTCTTATCGAAGATGACGGGTCACAGGAAATCTGTTCTGAGTGTGATGGCCGCGGTTGGGTATTAGGACCTATCCAGGAATTACTGGACGAAATAAACGCCGTGAGAGAATACTCACAGCCAGAACACTCACAGCCAGAACTTCCGAAGAAGTATCACGGTTGGCTAGCTGTTGAGCCTGATAGAGATGGCGAGAAGAGATACCGCGCCAGATTCAACACAGGCGGCGGCTCATTAAATGAGATTTCTTACCAACTTCCCCACATCCTAGAGTGGATGGAAAAACAAATCGGCAGTTCTTTTGAAATTGAGGAGAATCTAGGAGCTATAGGTGCATTTAAAGTATTTACATGGATAGAGGAACCTAAGTGATTTACTATATCCTAGTTACTCTAGGAGATCACGTACTAGATAAATATCGTTTCAAGAATCTGGGCTCTGAAGGACACAAGAGAGCGTTAAAGAAAGCCATAGAGTCTCTCGAGAGTTGGCTAGGACCAGATATTATAGAAAAGGAAGGAGTAAGCGGGTATCTCAAACTGAAGTAAAGGGGAGAAAAGTGCCTGTAATAATAGCACAGAGAACAGAAAGTGAGCCCTTCTATGTTGACATAACGATCGAGAAAGACCGGGTTTTACACAACGGCTTTCAAGACCAAACCACTGCACAAATTTGGGCTAACAAAATAGCCCGTCGAATGCAAAACTACCAGAAGCACCTTACGAATATCTGTGGGATTCCACACGCTTTTTCAATGCCAGAAAGAAGTTTTTCGGAGGACGCGTGATACGCTGTAAGCATTGTAGTCTGGAGATCGTAAGATCTCCAGACCTATCCAAGCAGACTAAGACTGAGTTCTATTTTCATAAACCTTCAGGAAACGTATACTGTCGCAATAGTAATGGTATGTTACTACCAACGAGGGCTGAGCCAGATGAATCCGATCAGAAGCCAAAGGTGTGAAAGCTGCTCCCAAAAGAGCCCTAAAATCATCTTTGATACGGCACTCAGTCAACACACATCTTTCGGAATACGAGGAAGCTGGCACTATCTCTGCATTGGTTGTCACAAGATTGTTGGAAGTGGATTCGAAAGCGATCAAACTACGATGTACGTCTTGACTAACGGAAAGTATATGGAACAGAAAGGAATGCACTTAATGTCGCCAGGAGAAATTCAGCAGACCATCGATATGTTCACGACTAATCTCAAAGACATGACTCTAAGAGCAAAGATCGTGTTTCATGGAGAAATTGCCCTTCAACTTGCTATACTCAATAAGAATATTGAGGAAGCGAATGCTCTGCAGCGTAGATTACAGATTAAGGTTGAAGAAGATCAGCAAGTGACTGGAGGGTAAAATGGAACAAACTATAGGTGGACCAGTAGTTTGCAGCCAATGTGGTAAAGCCTATAACTGCATAACTGATACGCATGTATGCCAAGGAAAAATAGGAGAAGACATTCATGAGAACATTAAGAAATGGTTATGGAAAAAGGGTTTCACGTCTTCACGTAATCTAGATGTCGCTGATGTAGCGACGTGGATTGAAGAATACTCAGCCCTCCAGGCCCAGCAGATCAGTGAGCTACAGAAACAGGTTTATGCTCCCGAATCTTACATTGAGCAATTGCGCACCGAGAGAGACGACTTCGAGCGCAAAGGAAAAGAACTGTGCTCCGCATATGGCAACTCGCTGATCAAAATTCACGATTTGGAAGTAGCGAATGCTACGCACATTCATGATCTGAGCCATCTGCAACAAGTGAACTGCCGATTACAGGGCGAGAATGCCGCGCTCAAGCAAGACATACAGGCATGGAAAAACGGTGCTAGTGCAATGACGGGAATAGCTGCTCGATCCCGAGAGGCGCAGCCCAGAGAAGGAGCACTCGATGTGGATGAGATTGAGACTAAAAGAACATGACGGTCCGTGTAGCCGATATGATGGTGAGATTTATAAGTTGACTCACAATCGTAAGACTGGAGTAATGCACTTTCAATCTGAATGCGGTTGGCATTCATTTCCAGCAACAGCTTTTGAAAGTATTCTGATAGAACAGGATGGAAAACGTTCATGAAATACGTTCTAGTAACCATGCTGATAGGCGTTGCCTATCTTGCAGGTTGTCTTACCGAAATGAACAAGTTGGCAACAGGATGGTTTAACTCTAAGGACAGCACTTGGGTCTTAAAAGTTAATGGTAAAATCTGCGGAGAACTGATTCAACTTGATGAGAAAATATTCATTGCAGATCCTTACAGAGATCCAAGGCCGTACACCTCCATGTCAACAGCTGTTAGTTCGATAGAGCGTGAATGCAACTATGAGAGGATCAAATGAGTTGTACTGCTCTTGTATTGTATAGACGGTGGTCTGTTGATGATCCTGTTCTAGACTGCGCGATTGAAATCTGTGACCGGTTCAGTTATGGCTGGGTTACAGAACCTAATCCGGAGGAGTTTCATTGGGATTATTGGCCTGAAACTACGAATGACGCTATGTACTTTCTATGGCATGCTTCAGATCACCTCAAAGAAGATGGCATGATGGGATATGTTTGGGTAGATGAAGCTAGAATGCAGGCCAGTGACGTTTTAAACAGGCTAGGAAACATCTGCATGCATGAAGATCAGATCGTGAGGATATTACGTGGAGAGACGGGAATACAACGTAGTAGACTCTTTTAACGTTCCTCTTAATTCGTCGCCTTTACCTACGCTAGTTCATGCTCTTTCATGGCGTAGATACTACGAATTACGTGGCTATAACGGTGAGCTACGAATAACCTCAGAATGGATAGGAAACTATGACAGCGAAGAATACGAACAAGGACTCTGTTACCTCATCAAGCTTCTATTCTCAGTTCGTGGAGGCGGTGAAGAACCCAAAGAACCCGAAATTCAGATTGACACAGTCTTCTGGACTGAGACGGAGTCTGATTTCTAAAATTGAGCAAGAACGTCAGTTCTTCAAGAATCTTTTAACTCCAAATTCTAGAATTCTTTATGTTTTTGCCTCAGAGAAAAGTAAGAGAGATTTTGAGATGGAACATTTCGATATCTTTCTTAAACTCAATGGTCTACTAAATGCAGGAACTCATGAATGGAAATTTCCTTGGGGTACTTCTTTAATTTACTCGATACAGTCACAAGGAGGTTTTGAAAGACTTTGTGGACAGCACTATGATCATTATGAATTAGACGGTGAATCTAAACAATGGGAAGACTTCTTAACACTTGTACACCTAAATAAGCGATGAAACAAAGTTTAAAAAGTATTTTACATCCGATATTAAGTTGTTATATAATAATACTATAGAGTAAATCATATAACAAACGATTCTGCCAACCATAGGAGAAGAAGTATTATGTCAGTGCACGCAAATAGAATTGCCGAATTAATGGAGCAGAAAGGAATTTCCGATGATCAAATCTGTGAAACTACTGGTTTGACTAGGATGACGCTCTGGAATGCTAAACAAGGAAAAAATGTCACTCTTAAAACGATGAAAGCAATTGCAAGTGCTGTTGGGGAATCAATCGAAGTAATCTGGCCTGAGGAGATGGCAGCTTAACATGCAAACCTTTCTACCTGTAACTTCATTTGTAAAATCGATGGAGTTTCTAGATCTTAGAAGACTCGGAAAACAACGGGTAGAAGCAGGCCAGATTCTAGAGATCTTGGAGAACAAACCGTATCTCCCTCAGAGTCTAGGCACGTTAGTTCCTTTCGATCGAACTTTTTCTCACTGGCGTAGACACCCTGCCGTACAGATGTGGTCGGGTCATGAAGAATGGCTCAAATTATATATAGCGTGTGCGATAGGTGAGTGGTGCTCAAGAGGTTACATTAATTCTATAGTAGTTCCCAGCTACGATACAGATTCACAAGAACCTCCAGCCTGGTTAGGTTGCGAGGAGTTCCACTATTCTCACAGATGTAATCTTGTAAGAAAATTCCCGCAACACTACGGCCAGTTCTGGAAAGACGAGACGATAGATATATCGGCCCCCTATTATTGGCCCACTCTCAACGGATTCATAAATTCTCTAGAGGAGAAAAATGGCATCGACGGCGCTGCTCATTCGAGTTGACGCCAGTCCTTTTGATGTTGCTCTTGGATTACCAGAAGATTTGGTGCCGGAGTATGAAGAAGGCCTGGGGTTCGAAGACAAACTTATGGTTGTTCCTGTAGAACCTGATTGTCAGTTTCTATTGGTTCGAGTAAGTTATGATGGGGAATCTGAGCTTCTAGCAGAAATCTATGAGAATCCTTATAGATTTTCTGAAGAAAAGTGTAAGGTAATTCTTCGGGCAAGATTTTCTGGTCCTGAAGATCCAGATGAAGAAGATGAAGAAATTACCCGATAAGGGTAACACCGTAAAGATAAGACTGGAAGGTACGGCGCAGAGATTTTACTTGGCGGTTACTTTGCGGAGCCAAACCAGTCGGGTACCTTATTCACGGCTCTACTAGTCTGAGAGCGAAAGATTGGCCATAAGACTGGATGTAGTTTGTACACTCAACCGACCCGGAAAGATACTCCGTAATCGGGAACACCATGCCGAGTGTATGTTTAGGAGCCGTGAATAAGTTACCTAATATCTGAAGGGAAAAACGGGTTATGCAAGACGTGCGGTCTTTTGACTGGTCTAAGTGCCGATATGTACCTTTTGATCACCAATTTGATGGTGTTCAAGCTCTGTACAATAATGCGGCGTTTGGCCTTCTTGATGAAATGGGAGCCGGCAAGACAAAGCAAGTTATTGATACTGCGTGTTTCTTATATGAGCATAAGGAGATAGATTGTGTTCTTATCATTTGTCCAGCACAAGTTAAAGACGTGTGGATTCACCCAACATTTTCTCAGATTATTGAGCATAGTTTCGTTCCTGGCATTATTCACGAGTTTACTAGTCGTAGTGTTAGGCTGCCAGACAAGTCAAAGGGTTTACTGTGGGTTGTAGTATCCGTAGAGCTTTTGAGAAATATTGCTCACGTTAGAAATCTCCTAGCAATGCTAGCTGGTAGAAAGTTTTGGGCTGTAGTAGATGAATCATCTACCATATCCAATTTCAAAGCGGCTCAGACTAAGGGCGTCATGATGATTAGACCTAAAGCATCTCGACGAACTATCATGAATGGCACACCAGTAGGTAACTCAATTCTTGGTCTATATTCTCAGTTCGCTTTCTTAGATCCTGCTATATTAGGTTTCAAAAACTACTATGCTTTCCGAAACCACCACGCTAAAATGGGTGGTTACATGAATAAGCAGATCATTGGATTTTACTATATAGAAGAAATACAAGCTAAGATAAAGCCGTGGGTGTTGCGTAGACTAAAATCTCAGTGTCTAGATATTCTTCCTAAAATGAAAGCGCCCCTTCGTGAAGTAAAGTTGTCATCTAAGACATGGGAAATTTACTGCTCGATGAGGGACGAATTCGTAGCTTATCTTAATAATACAGATGAAGTATCTGTCGTAACTACTGCGCCAGTCAAGTCACTTAGACTGGCGCAGATTTGTTCAGGATTCTTAGGTGGTGTGAAAGATGAAGAAAGTGATGAACCTCAAGTTGTGGAAGTTGGATGTGAACTTACGACTTCGTTCTTGGACTATCTTGAATTCAGGATTGAACAAGACCCTGGATTCAGACTTATTACATGGTGTAGGTTTAGACCAGAAATTGCTCGTCTTGAAAGAATGGCCAAAGAGAGGTTCGAAGGACTTGAAGTTCGTGTGCTACAAGGAGGACAGTCTAAAACTGTTAGGTCAGACGCTATTTCTCTCTTTCGTCCAGATTCACCAGATCCAGAAGGCCCGGCTCTCCTTATTGGTCAGCCACAGGCCGGAAGGTTTGGTCATAACTTCACTAAGTGTTCCAACGTCGACTATCTATCCAACGATCACTCTCTACTAACTAGAGCCCAGAGTGAAGATAGAGTACATCGCCCAGGTCAACGATTCCAAGCTCTATTCCAAGACTATGTTGTTGTCGGACCAAACAGAGAACGAACAGCAAGCGGTATAATTTTGAAAGCTCTTCGTAATCATGAAAAACTCGCAGAGTGGACAACTTCACGCTGGGTAGCAGAAATAATGCAGGAGGAAAACGATGTGCCATTCTGATTTCGGCGGATCAGATCAAATTCTCGACATAATGATTCATAATGCTCGAGAAAAACTTACACTTTTAACAGAATTGAAAACGAGAAGGCAAGCAGAAAAGAAAAAATCTCATTATGCAGTTACTTCTACTCCAATACTTCGTGGAGTATACAAGGGTCGGATTGGTACTGTAGAATGTAACTGTGGAGAAATAACAAAGTATCGAAAACCGATTAGGGTACTTGATGATTTTAAGTGCCCTAAAGACAAAGGATGAAACATGGCAACAGATCCAAACGCTCTTTTGAAGAGTGAAATTGAGTCATGGAGCGTTCTTCACAGAATGCAAAAAGGATCAAAAGTTCCACAAGACGTAGTAAAGTCTTCTGGTAGAACTTTAGCTTTTCTAGAAGAACTACTCGAGTGGAGAGAAAAGGGACAAAAACTCCTTAATAAATGGGAGGAAGAAGACAAACTTAAGAACAGAACAATACCACTAAGACAAAACATTTTTGTTCCAACAGTGTTTGGACCAGGAGAAACTAATGGGAAAGTACTCACATCTGAAGGATCAGATAACCAAGTTCTCTGGGGAGCCAGAGTACCAACAGAGGGTCAGCGCTGAAAAGGAAAGAATTAAGACTCTCTTAAGAGAACAAGAGATTCCTCTAAACGCGAAGCATTTTGGCGATGTTCTTGTTCATGCTAAGATTCGAAAAGCAGAATATGAATCTAAGGTTAAGGAAGAAAACTTAACCATAGAAGCGATGAATCAAATCTTAGTAGACTTCCTTGAAGGTGAATCGATGAATTCCGTCAAGTTGGACGGTGGCGTTTCACTTACGATCAAGGATGACGTCTACTGCTCAGTAGCTGACAGAGAATCATTCTACAAATGGATCAAGGAGAACGGTCTTGAGGATCTATTTACTGTCAACTACCAGACGATGAGTTCCATGGTGAAGCAGAAACTCACTAACAGTGAGGATGTTCCACCAGGAATTAACACGTATTTCAAACAGAGCATAACCGTGAGAGGGGCAAGCAACCTAGATGAGTAAAACAGAAATCACTCAAACAAAAAACTCGGCGCTCGCAAACAATTCAGAAGTTCCTGAATGGATGCGAAGTGAGGTCGGACATCAGAAGGGTATGGAAGATGTTGAGAATTCTGATATACTCCTACCTCGTTTAGGACTTTGCCAGGCACTTTCTCCGCAAAAGAGAAAGAATGACAAAGCGTACATTGAAGGTCTCGCTGAAGGACAGTTATTCAATAGCGTTACCCAGGAGATCTACGGAGAAACACTTGAATTAGTTCCTCTGTTTTTCTTCCGTAATCGGATTAAGTATTTTCCGATTGATGAAGGTGGCGGTGTTGAGTGTATGTCAGCGAATGGTATTGATGGCGGAAGCATTTGTCCAGTAGGCTGTGCTTCATGTCAGTACAGTGCCTGGGGTAATGGATCAACAGTGGCAGAGGATACAAGTAATCCACCGCTCTGCACGATGTATCACAATCTGATGTGCTTCACTTTGACTTCAGATCCGATGCCTATCGCTACGAGCTACAAATCAACTGGACTTCGTCTTTCAAAACAGTTCCTTGCTAATGTGAGACTGACTAGACTTCCGATGTATGCGAAGAAGTATAAGATTCAGGTCGTCACAATGAGAGACGGAAACAATGAATGGTACGAAAAGAAACTCGTGCCAGCCGGTTTTGTCGATCAAGATTTGTTCAAGCAAATGGAGCAGAATTTCTCTGCTCTTCGTGCAATGAACATCAAGGTCGATACCACAGGAGAAGCAGCTGATACAGATTTCCCGACGGATGATGCTCCGGCGTCAGAACTTTAATGGCAGAAGGCCGGTTGTTATGAGCAATCGGCCAACTTCTTAAAATTCGTCAAAAGGGAAACTGCCATGCTAGATAAGTTTGCGAATCTATTTCGTGGTTCTGCGCTGGCACATGGCACTTTTGAACGAACCACAGGGAACATGGCTACCGTTTTAACTCCAGTTTCTGAGGAAGATTACAGAAAACATCTAATTGGAGATCAAGGCCTAGGTATTGTACCTGTTGATTCAGAGGGAAAGTGCTTTTGGGGAGCAATCGATGTCGACATAGACACAGTAGATCATCGAGAATTGTATTCTCGTGTAGCGGCAAGGAATCTACCACTAACCGTGTGCCGTTCTAAGAGTGGTGGAGCTCACCTTTATGTTTTCTTTAAGGAAGCTCAGCCGAGTTCTACGGTACAATCACTGCTAAAGAAGTGGGCGGGTCTCTTAGGATTCCCGAACAAAACCGAAATTTTTCCCAAGCAACTTAAGAGTACTACACAGAATGTTGGCAACTGGCTCAATCTTCCGTATTTCAACGCACAGAATACAGTGCGATACGCCGTCTTCGAGACAGGCTCAGTAGAATTTGAAGAGTTTCTTGCCCGAGTCCAGTACTACACAGGAAAGGAGAAGATCGATTCTTCTCAGAACAGTGGACTCATACAGATTGATCAGATGCCGCCATGCTTAAAGACTCTTACAGAGGAAGGGCTTCCCCAGGGTACTAGAAATGTCGGACTGTTTAGTTACGGAGTATTCTACCGGAAGTCTTCACCAAATGGTTGGGAAGACAAGCTTCGGTATCATAACCAGAATTATGTTTCGCCTCCTCTTGGATCTCGTGAAGTCGAGGCGCTTATTAAAAGTCTCAATGCAAGACAGTACCAGTACAAGTGCGATGAAGAACCATTATGCTCTCATTGTGATCGGAAACAATGTCTCCAGTTGCCGTTTGGAGTTGGACACAAACCGTGGGAAGATGAGAGTAACTTCGATGAAATTACGGTGGGAAATCTTCGGAAGATCTTAAGTGACCCACCAACCTATATTTTGGAGGTGAATGGAAAAGACTTATCATTGTCATCAGATGAATTCAGAACGTTTGAAAAGCTAAGAAAAAGATGTTTTGAAATCATGGACTTAGTGATTAGACCGGTTAAGCAACCTCAATGGGAGCAGAAAGTAAAGAATCTATTATCTCAAAAATCTGATATAGAGGCTCCAGATGATGCTTCACAATTCGGTTCAACGATTAATAAGATTGATGACTACCTGGCTTTAAGTGATAGGTCGAAAGGAAGAGATGACTTACTTCGAGGATTGCCGATCATTGAAAAAGATCAAGTTCTATTTCAGGTCGATTTTCTTCAAAGATATCTTACGTCTCAGAAAACGATTATTAGCAACCATGAACTTTTCTCAGTGTTACATCGGAGAAACTGCGCATACACTTTGATCAAGATCAAAGGCAAGGTAATCCGAGCTTGGTCAATACCGTCTGCTCAGGTTAATCGGCAGACTGAAGATTATTCTGAAGCAGAATTTGAGAAGGAGGAGCCAGAAATCTAATGCCTGCAACCTTCACAAAAACTCAAATGAATATCCTTCGGGCTAAACTTTCAGCAGAAAACTACTGTAAGATTCTTGATGCTGTTATGGCAGGTGGAAAGAGTTTTATAGTGGATGAGAAATTGCTCTCTGAAGAGATTATGAGTCAAATTGCCTGGGCATTAAATATGCCTAAGGTAATCACCCAGGGTCACTCCAGGGAAATCCAGGGATAACCCAGGGTCATTTGTGCAATATGCTGGTGTATATTTTATCATCCAGGATTTGCACAAATTAACCAAGGAAAAAGGAGAAAAGTGGCGATCCACATTGACTTAACCCGTAAGTCTCTTGACAATCTAAGAGAAGAAGCAAAAAAGCAAGGTCTCAGTGCTAGAGATCATGCATCACGAGCGTTAGAGTGGCTGTTTAGTGGGGATAGATCGATATTCCAATTCACACCCGCTCTACCCCCAGAACTCCTACCTAAGTGTGAGTTTGTGTTTAACACTACCTTAGGAGACACACAGCTTCTTGATGAAGTGCATGCGTTTTTAACGAAAAGAAAAGAGGAAAAAGAGAATGAAAGAATCCAAGGGCTCAAGAAAGAAGACGCCAGTATTGGAGAAACTGACGAAAGTAATGACGGAAGTTCCGTTACAATCCAGTGAAACCATTAATCATCCATCTCATTATGGTGGAGACACTGTCTATGAAACGATTAAAGTACTTGAGAATCGAATGACTCCTCAAGAATTTATCGGATTCTTAAAGGGGAATGTTTACAAGTACAATGACCGTGCCAAGGAAAAGGGAATTGAACTTGAGAATTATAAGAAAGGTCAATTCTATCAGAATTACCTTGTAAGCTTCATGGAAAGAAATCCTGGACTATGACTCCTCTAGTAACAGTTACGATTCCTACAATAAATAGAAGAGATCTCTTTAAGCGAGCTCTAGATTGCTATAGGAATCAAACCTATAGTAATCTAGAGCTGATCGTTATTGAGAGTGAATCTCGCAATATAGATCTCTTAGGCGGTCTTCCACGTTGTAGGTACACTAGAGGCAATTTCAGAAACTTAGCTGAGAAAAGAAACTATGCAGCTAAGATAGCTAGCGGAGAGTTCATCTGTCATTTTGATGACGATGATTGGAGTGGTCCTAACAGGATATCTGATCAGCTAGACATGTTTTCTAGATTTGGTGGAGACATTGTAGGATACAACAAAGTTTACTGGTGGGATAGTGTTAGGAAAGTTGCTTCACACTATCGTGGCAGTATCTGGGGAGCTTCAATAATGTATCGGCGAGAATATGCTCTTAAGAATCCTTTTGATGAGAGTGTGTATCTAGCTGAAGATTGTAAGTTCATCAACTCAGGAAGCACATCAGCTCAATCGGCGGAAGAACATATGGTCTGCACAATGCATAGTGAAAACGCTGTTAGAAACTATCATGAAGTGTTTTGGCCAATAGTTCCTTTCAAAGTCTTGCCAGAAGCATTTCGAAAGACACTGGAGATAGTATGAAGATTGTGAGACCTCAAGTTTTCCATGTAGCCCAGACAAAGATCATAGAATCTGGCATACAAGGCTACTTTGATGCGTTAGGTATTCCTGATTGGATAACTGACGCTCCAACAGATGCAGAAAAACTTATCGAAGTAATGGGACGTGGTTGTTACCGTTCTTTTCAACCTGGAATGAATAAGAATGTTCTAAAAATTCGTGAAGGAAATTCTCTTTATGTAGATAACATTCTTAAAACTAGACACGGATCTGTTATAGAACATGCTTATGATAGTTACATCTTTCTAGATGTGTCTAGAGTGTTTACGCATGAGTTAGTTAGGAATAGAATTGGAAATAGCTTCTCACAAGAAAGTTTAAGGTATGTAAGATTAGACGCTCTTAAGGGATATTTTCCAAGAGTATTTGAAGAACATGAGAAAAAAGATGAGATCATGGCCATCTTCAAATCAACCTTTGAGACACTTGAAGGAATTCAACTACAGTTAACTCAGTTATTGAGTCTTGACGAAATTAAAGATTTTGGAACTAAGAAGAAACTCACAAGTGCAATGCGTAGGCTGGCTCCCATAGGCTTAGCTACTATGATAGGATTCACAGGAAACCATCGTTCTATGCGTTGGGCTATAGAACAAAGAACAGACAGTGTAGCTGAGGAAGAAATTAGAATTGTCTTTGGTGAAGTAGCGCGAGAACAGCAAACATGCTATCCGAATCTTTATCAAGATATGAGAGTCGAGATAGTTGACGGAATTGAAAAGTACACATTCTTAAATTCGAAGATCTGAGGATGATATGACAGAACTTATTCAACATCCTGAGTTAGGTATCACTTACAGGAAAGGAACTTTTGATGAGTGGATACTTAACGAAACGAAGAGTTATTTTCCTCTTGGGTTGGATGCTACTGATAGGGTCCTGGATCTCGGCGGGCACATTGGCTGTTTTGGTTCTCGTGCCTTACTTGAAAGACCTGGTACACTACTGTGGTCATTTGAGGCTGAAGCATCAAATTACCGAATTTTGGAACTCAATGCTACTCACTTTAAATTTGGTGCGTTTTACAGGGCGGTAGTTCCCGATGAACTTGAAGGTAAAGACATTAAGATTTATGTCAATGACAAAACGAATAATGCTCTTCATAGCACGATACCTACTCGTGGTAGATCAGAGCAGGTGGTAGTAGGCATCGGACTACGAAGTATTCTCAAGGAACTTCGTCCTACTATAGTCAAGTGTGATATAGAAGGAGCTGAGTATGATTTACCTTGGGATCAACTGAACAAAGACGTAAGATACGTTGTCATGGAACTTCACTTAACAAAGCGAGGGCACAGAGACCTGGCTGCGAGGATGCTCAACACTTTCGAATACATGGGATTTAGACTTCTTAACACTCCTCGTATAGGAGAAAAGAATTGGACAACCATAGCAAAATGGAGGAAAGATGTGGGGACCTCATCCTAATCACAGTAGTGTTGAAGTATCAGGACCTGACACTAACTACTGTAGGTTCTTTTGTTTAGATTGTAAAGTTCACTTCACTACAGGTGCCATCCACAATGAAGGGATGAGATCTAAAGAAGAAATTGAGAAGTTAAGACATGAGTATAAGGAACAGGAGGAAAGATGACTGAAGGAGAATTTAAAGAGTTACTACTCCAAATAGATCCGATGGTCATTGTAGATTTTGAATCTCTTCCATATGGCGTGAGAGTGACTCCATATGGAAGAAATCCTCGAACTAATAAAATGCTTGTCGAAACTGCGCTTAGACATCTTCCACTGGGAATTTGTCTACAGTTTCCTAGTGATGAATGGGAAACAGTTTACTATCGTGATTACATGGAAATTAAGCAGCCAAAAACTTTAATTCAATATTTAAAGTTTTGGTGGAAAAACAGGAGGAAAGATGAATAAAGACCAACCATTTTTACACGTAACCCGTTTCAAAGGTAAGGGTCCTAGGCCCAAGATTGTCTGCTTATGTGGCTCAACAAGATTCTATAAGCAGTACATGCAATCTAATTTCGAAGAAACAATGAAAGGAAATATTGTTCTTTCAGTCGGATTCTTTGCTCACAGTGCTAATGAGTTGGACTGGGCAAAGAGAGAACATGGCGAAATAGTCGGGATTACTGAAGAAGAAAAAATTCAACTCGATGAACTTCACAAACGTAAGATTGATCTTGCCGATGAAATCTTGGTTATTAACGTTGATGGTTATGTAGGTTCATCTACAAAATCTGAAATTGACTACGCAATTGCTAACTACAAATCAGTACGTTGGCTGGAGGATCCAAATCGATGATTTCATTTCAGCAAGTAGTTCACTGGTGGTGTCTTACCTGCCATGGAAAAGAAAGAACACAAAACGTAAAAGAAAGAGCTCTTAGATTCACTGAAGAATCTATTGAGTTAGCCCAGATATTTCTTACAAAAGAAGACGTACTGAAGATGGTTGAGTACGTCTATAGTAGGTCAACTGGAGAGGCTCCGCAAGAAGTAGGAGGAGTAGTAATTACTCTAGCAGCCTTATGCACCGCGATTGATATAGATATTGCGAAAGCTTATGAAATAGAAATAGAAAGAGTCTGGCGAAATATTGATAAGATTCGTGAGAAGCAAAAGAGTAAGATTTCAGCGCAAATAGGAGAGTGAAATGTGGTGGGATCCTCATGCAAGATATAATCCAAATATTGCTCAGGAAGAGTGGAATGCTCTTCGTTCAGATGACAGAGTTAAATCACTCGCATCTGATATTCGAGATGTCATTGAGTCTGGCTCTGTGGGCGTTGTTGATAGCTCTGTTCTCTTCGAAATAGCTGTGGATACTAAGTGCAGACTAGGATTACCCGCTCCTTTGATACAAATGACAGGCCCTTGGGTATCTGCACTTGTTATCTGCACTTTGATTCACGCAGAATTTGAATGTGATAGTCCAATTCACGAAGAAGGTAAGACAAGATTCTCTAAGAGCCGAATGATGAATGAACCATTTACTCCTGAGAATGTGATGTTTGTTGAAGATCAATGGGGACATGGAATACCTACTCTGAAATCAGAGCAGAGAAAAGTAGAGGAAAAGCAGTATGAACTCTTCGAATTCTGATCATGAAGGAGACCCTTGTCCTAAGTGCGGGTGGCAAAGTAAGCCAGTCACTGATGCAGACAGATTTCTAGGAAGACACAATTCAAGACTGACTTGTGAAGAAGTACAACACCACTTGAAACAGTACTTAAGAATGTTAGGATTCAAAGTAGAATGAAACACAAATTATTAGGGCCTCCAGGCACGGGAAAGACGACGAGACTGCTAGAGTATCTCGAAAGAGAACTTGACAGTGGAATACCAGCAGAAAGAATTGCGTTTCTAACTTTCACTAGAGCCGCTAGATTAGAAGCACTACATAGAACAGGGAAAACAGAAAAAGAGTTTCCTTACTGTAAGACTATTCATTCTATTTGCTATCATCAACTAGGAATAGGCCGTGATCAAATAGTTAGGCCTGAGAATATAAGAATTTTTGGAAAGAAACTTGGAGTTAAGTTAACTGGCTCAGATTTGGATCCATGGATAGAAGAATATGAGAGAGGACTAGAACCAGCTACAAAAGATGATGTTCTTCTTCAAATTAATCATCATGGACGACACCGTAAAATAATGCTGCAAGAGGCTTTAGAAAATGCTCCTGATGATATTGACTTTAAATACGCGGTGTGGTTCACGAAAGCCTATAGGGCCTGGAAAACTGCTGAAGGAATTCTGGATTACACCGATCTCCTATCTAGATATGTGGAGTATGGAAAGCCTCTCGACATCGACGTTCTTTTTATTGATGAAGCTCAGGATCTATCTAAACTTCAATGGGAAGTAGTAAACATTCTAGGTCAGAAAGCAGGTACATGGTATGTTGCGGGGGATGACGACCAAGCGATCTTTAACTGGGCAGGTGCGGATAGTTCCGTATTCCAAGACTTTAGATCAGATTCAGTTGAAGTTCTTAATCAATCTCATAGGGTGTCTCGATCAGTTCACTATGCTGCTAGAAAAATTACCGACAGAATCTCGAAGAGGCTTCAAAAAGAATATGCTCCGACAGAATCTGTTGGCTCAGTACGCAACGCTGGCTACATCACCACAACAGATCTTAGTGAGAAAACCTACATACTCTTTAGGAACCACTACAGAGGAGCAGATCTTGCTAGCATCCTTAAAAGAGAAAGAATTCCTTATATAGGAAAGGGAAGTCCTGTCAATAGCAAAGAAACTCGAGTAGCTCTTTTTGCGTGGTATAACCTCTTTAAGAAAAAAGAGGAAAGCTCAGATAGACTGAAAACTCTATTTCGTTTCATGTCTGACGATTTTATTAGGCCTTCTGCAAGAGACATGATTAAGCAGAAACTTTCATTAACTATTGAGGATGTTTTCATCTCACGGCCAGACTACCACAATTGGTACTTTGCTCTACCAACTATCCCGGGTAGAGAATCTCTACCAGATCTTATCAGGCATGCTGGAGTTTTGAGATGCGCCTTGCCTAAAGTAGAGCTCATGTCAATCCACCAATCTAAGGGAAGAGAAGCTCATACAGTCATTATTGATCCTGACATGAGTCGATCAGTGTTCAATAACATGACTAAACATCCTGACGATGAGCACAGAATTTGGTATGTCGCCATGACCCGTGCGAAGGAAAGAGTGTTTTTGTTGTTACCAAACGGTGCCTTTAGTTATCGATTTTGAGAAGTAATCGAAACTCTGGTTACTAATGATTTGCATCTAGTTACGATTTGGTTGTATCTTCTTTGTAAAAGATGGTATACAATTAAATCAAGATTGAATAATTCGAAAGGCTTTCCATCGGCATGGAAATTCGCGAGGTTACTACTTACAACGAGAAAGCTCCATTCACTGGATTCGGTGTATGGATCTGCTTCGAAACTAAGTATAGAAAAGCCCTTCTAATTCATCCAGTCTTATTAACGGAGTTAGTACTCACAGAGTATGAATTCGTTAAATCGGCAGGAGACAGACTATGGCCTTTAAATGAAACTAAGACAAGCTTTAATTTCGAAAGGTTTCGTCAAAGTTTCAAAGATAGGATTAATCTGTTCATCCGAACAAACAAACCATTTCCACTTAACACAGTCGCAAGAGTAATTTCCGAGTTAGATGAAATTTCTGAGGAAGAAGCTTACCGATTCATAAAGTCCCTTGATCAAAGTGCTTGGGATGATTGCATCGAAACTTCACTCAGACTCGATAAAACTAATCGTGAGTATGCTCTTAAGAAAGATGTGGACATTCAACACATCAAAGGTCGGCCTCGTACTATAGTGGAAATTTTCAAAGAAGTCGGACCTTCTAGTATCTACAAGATCACTGAATTAGCTACTGGAAGGTTAAAGACAAAGTGCAAAATAAGTAGGACAGTGACCTACTTTGTGCATAGACTAGCCGCTGAAGGCGTGCTGGAAATAGTGGCCTAGAGCCAAGGAGAATATAGGATAATGGCAAACGAGACTGAAGTCAAGGGCAAGCAGAAGACTGGCGACAAGGTAGCGGCAGAAGCGCCGAAGGCAGCTCAGACAGCAACTACTTCGGTAGATGCTCCTGCGAAAGAAAAGAAGCCCCGCGTGGCTAAGGGTTCTGCGAGCTATCGTCTTCTGCAAGGTGTTGACGTGAGCAAGTTTTCTGGACAACGCGCAGCGGTTGTGAAGTCAATGCAGAAACTCGCTGCTGCACAGGGTGAAGACAAATTCTTCAGCGTAGCTGAGATCGCAAAGAATGTTGAAGGTCTTCAGTCGAAGCATCCGGTTGAGGCTTCTACAGAGTGGCACCTCAAGCAGATGAAGACGCTCAAGATTGTCGATGAGCATGTTACGCCGGCTCCAGCAGCTACCGAAGTTCCTGCTTCCTCAGTTGTTGCAGCTGCTTAACTTCTAGTACACAGTTTGAGTTCTCCTTACTGTGTGCTAGTCTGCGGGGTGGGTTGAGTCGAAAGGCTCCTCACCCCGTACCCCTTTAAACCAAACATCTCAGCTGATCGATTACGATCAACCTCTGGTGTGAACTTTACACGAGGATCTATGGATAATGATTCGTTCGACGCGCTTCTTCCTAGCATGGCCGTCCGCAAGTTTCCATCAATTAAAACAGCATATGGTCCTTATACTGCGAACAGAATAGCATTCATTGAATGTCCTAAATGCTTTGCTATGGATAACTTCTTTTCTCTTAAGAAAAGAAGAAAATTCAGTTCGCAATACTGTGAAGGAAATCAGCCCCCAGAAGTAAAATGCAAAACCCCTCTAGGAGAGCATACTCACATCTGTAACTGTGCTGGCGTGACAGAACAGCATCTTCACGTCTATTGTAATGTTTGTCAGTTCATTTCTTTGTGGGCTCTTCCGGAGGAAAAGAATGGCTAAGGTTATAGTTCTAGAAGGACCTGACGGTAGCGGGAAAACTACTCTTGCTGAAAAACTCCAGGCACTTGGTTGGGAATATCGCCATGAAGGACCTCCGCCAAAAGGCGCAAACGTTGTTGAACACTATCTACAGATTCTGAATCTTTCTCTGCTAAATTCAAGAAACATAGTTCATGATAGGTTGTTCGCTGGAGAAGCAGTGTATGGCCCTATTCATAGAAACTATGACGCCATAGGTGGTTGGGAAGGTTTGAAGCTATTCAAAAGACTAGCGTCTAGTCGGCCCATCTTCCAGTTTCTGTGTATGCCGAAACAGAAAGTTTTAGATGATAACTTCAGACTAAACACAGCGGATTTTGAAAGGTACGGCTGGGACAAGTTTCACAGGATATGTGACAAGTACTGGGAACTAGATCATGTGATGAATTGGAAGATCTTCGACTACACGAAGCATCATGTGGAATACGTTCTATTTCATGTGAATCAAACTTACCGATATCTTCCAAATGGAGCTATAGGTTCTCCTGCAGCTAAGTACGTATTCATTGGAGATCAGCCTAACCACGCCTCTATTGATATTCCATTTTTTGCTTTGAATGGATCTAGTGGCTATATCAACACGGCTATTTCGATGGTAAAACTAGCTGAAGAAGACATAGCATTCTCAAACGCCTTTGGTCCTCATGGAGACATAATTCATTCTCTAGAAGAAATCATTTGGAGTTTTCCTGAGATGAAACACATGTTCTTAATGGGAGGGCCGGCTAAATCATGGTTCGATCAACTTATAGGAACATGTAAGCTTCCTAAGGGTTGTAGGTTCAAGACTCATAAGATAGCTCATCCGTCCTACATGAAACGATTCAAAGGAAGTAACCCAGAATATATGGCGAACATCATCAAGGAGGTACTACGTGGCGAAATTGATCAGTGAACTCAGTATCACGAAGGCTTGGGTTACTTTGCTTAAAACTCTATTGGATGAAGGTAAAGAGTATTCACCTAGAGATCAGAAGACAAGGGAAATCCTTAACGTTTCTGTTGAAGTTAAATGGGGTCTTGAGAACATTATCATATCTCCTGTTAGAGATTTGAACTACAAATTCATGGTAGCTGAATGGATTTGGATCATGGCCGGTTTAAACGGTGTTGACACTATAGCGAAATACAACAGTATCATGAGAACTTTTTCAGATGATGGGCACATCTTATCAGGTGCGTATGGACCGAGACTTATGCCTCAAATTCCATACATAGTGGAGACACTCAGAAAACCTGATTCGAGACAAGCAGTAGCTACGATCTGGACACCTAGTCCTTCTGATTCAAAAGATATTCCCTGCACTATTTCTGTGCAGTGGCTTATACGTAAGAATGATGTTGGACATAGACTTCATGCAATAGTTAATATGAGAAGTTCAGATGCTTGGCTTGGTCTTCCATACGATTTTTACACGTTCAGTCAAATTACGAATTGGATAGGTCTTCGTACTGGCTGTATCGTAGGTTCCGTAACATTCAATTTAGGCTCTAGTCACTTGTATGAGAAAGACTGGAAATCAGCTTTAGAAGTTATTGCAGATAAGAAACTAAGTACTCAAAGTTCTCCTGATTTTGCTTATGAGAAGTATCTAGCCATCACTCATAAAGATTTTGAGAACATGCTAGACATTCCAGACAAAATGTTTAAGGAAGGTCCCGAGCCATGGATTTACTATGCTCAGATTCTAGCCAAGCCAAAACAGCAAGCATTGGAGGTGCTTCATGTCCTTGCGGATAAGTAAGGTACTTTACTTCTTTAACATTCTAGATCAGGTTGCTTCTAGAAGTACATGCGTTAGAAGAGCAGTAGGAGCGATTATCACAGATGAAGAAGGACATATTCTCGCCACAGGATACAATGGTCCTCCGAGCGATTTTGATCATTGCACTGATCACCCTTGTCGGGGTGCTGGAGATAAGCCCGGAGATACGTCAAACTGTATGGCAGTTCATGCTGAGCAAAATGCGTTACTTCAATGTCTTCGACCTGAATTAGCTCATACGATGTACTGTACTTGTGTTCCGTGTTTTGTCTGTGCTAAGATGATTGCTAATACGAAGATCAAAACTATTTTCGCTAAGCAGTCGTATGCTGACGAACGCGGACTGGATGTTCTTCTACTAGCTGGGATCGTGATTGAGGTAGATGGAATAGTATATGGCAGGGATTAAGCCAAAACCCGGTATGGTAGGGAACTTGTTCTCAGGTCACCATCCAGATACAGGGTGGAAAGCTCCTGTCGAACTACCTTCTTTTTCTAGTTATCCGATGGATCTTCATTTTGGATTTGATTCTGAGTACAAAACAATAACACACAATGCAGTTGATTCACAAATAGCTGGAATTTCTATCTGTACTCCTGATAAGAAAACTTATTATTTCCCAGTGGGTCACCGAGGCGGAGGAAATCTAGATGAGAACGTCGTTCGTCGTTGGTCGAAAAATGAATTGCGAGGAAGACATCTCTCTATACTCAATGCTAAGGGAGATTATCAAGCCATTACGCGTTGGGGAGTGGACTTTGAAGAACTTGATTGCAAGTTACACGATCCCGCGTTTAAGGCCGCGTTACTAGACGAAAATCGAAGGAGATACAACTTAGAAGAACTTTCCCAAGATATTCTTGGAAAGGGGAAAGTAGATTCAGGGGTACGACCCACAGACATCTTTGATTGTTCAGCAGCTGAGATTGGTCCATATGCTGAGAATGACGCTAAACTACATTTAGAACTAGATCTTGGGCAGCAACCCGAAATCGATTCTCAAGGCTTAAATGCCGTCTGTGATTTAGAAGATCAGTTGATTTTCTGTACGGCTTCGATGGAGGCAACGGGAGCTAGGATAGATGTAGCTAAACTAGATCGCTGGATCAAAGAGGTTGAGTTAGCTCATCAAGAAGCTATATTGTCTATCTGGAGGGCTACAGGATTAAGGGTTAACCCAAACTCTCCGAAAGATCTTCGAAAAGTCTTTGATATGCTTAGTATTGAATATCCAAGATTTGAAGAAGAACTTGGCGGCGAAGTTACTTTTGGCGAAGAGTACATCTCTCAGGTTGATCATCCTGTAGTTCGAGCCTGTATAGCGGCACGTAAGCTTCATTCACTGAATTCGAAATATCTGAAGAAGTATCGTAGACTCTTAGACTTTAAGAACATTCTACGATACACTCTTCATCAACTTCGTGGCGATGAGTACGGCACAGTAACTGGACGTTACGCTTCCTCTGGAGGACGTGATCAAAGAGGTTGTAACATTCAGCAGGTAATGAAGGTCGAAAATCAGTTAGAGGAAGCAGAGATCGCGGCATGGATTGTCCGTGAACTCTTCATTCCAGAAGACGGAGCTTTGTATGTTGCTGCAGACGCAAGCCAAATTGAATTTAGGTGGTTCGCCCATTACTCTAAGAGCGAAAGACTTATCCGTGAGTACAACCTTGATCCTACCATGGACTTTCATCAACTCGTTGCCAACCTCCTCGGTCAGAAAAGAAAGGACGCTAAGCATAACAATTTCGGTAAACTCTATACCATGGGAATACCAAAGCTTGCCAGAAAGCTTGGACTGCACTGTAATTGTGGATGCCCCGTAGATACCCAGTGGGATAGAAAAAAGCACACCTCTACCTGCCGAATGCACAAAGCATTCGAGATTGCGGATCAGTATGATGAACGTTTTCCAGAAGCTAGAAATCTTTCTAAAGAAGCAATGTCGGTCGCTAAAAATAGAAAGTATGTGCGTACGCGAATGGGTAGACGAAGAAGATACCCAGATGGCCAACGTCTCCATACGGCCCTTAACGCTATCATTCAGGGTACCGCCGCTGACACACTCAAAGTCAAGCTTCTGGAGACATTTAGAAACCGTAGATTTCTTACAATCCTACTTAGAGCTACAGTTCACGATGAACTCGACGGTGACATACGTAATCCGGAGAGAGTCAAAGATTTCAAAGAACTGCTTGAAGCCCCAGATGAAAGGATCAGTTGTCGGGTTCCACTCTTGTGGGACGTTGCTACAGGGAAAAATTGGAAAGAATGTACAGAATGACAGATAAATTGAGAACAGAATACGCAAGTCTGAACGATGATGGGAGTATAACAATTCATGGAATTCAGAAGGAGAAATCGATGTTTCTTGACAATGTAAAATGGGAAGCTTTAACGAAAAAAGAAGCAGAAGACATTTGGAATGAAATGTCAGGAGCTGAAAAAGAAGTTCTTCTTCAGTTTCGTTCAGGTATCAAATGGGATGGTTTTATCTCCAGTAAGTATGGTAGAGATAGTTTAATCTCTGCAGGGTTAGCTATGAGATTTGAGGGGTTTTCTACGATTTCTAACCACGGGTTAATTCTGCTTCAGACCATAGGTAAACTAGACTGTCTCACAAATGGAGAGGTAAAGTGAAGGAACTTCCAAAGAACACTGGACCTGAGATACTAGCGCCAGGAATACCTCTTCCAGAATTCAGGACCTGGCATCCTGATCATGTGTTTAGAAAAGCAGGATATGTCAATAATCCTGATACTTGTAGACACAGAATTAAAGGCTACACACCAGCAGATGGTTGGTGGTGCAAAGAGTGTGGAGAGGAGCTTAAGGACTTAAAATGAAGATACTCATCACAGGGTACACGAATCGCATGTTCGGTTCTACGAGAATCCGTAGAGATTACGTAACTTTCGTATATCTCCTAGAAGAAATTCTGAAGGAAATGGGTCATGAGGTTCATAGGATAGCTATAGACATAGGTGAGAACATAGAGTATGTCTATGACTATGCATTTCTAGGCCTAGCTCCTCTGAATTCAATAACTGCCGGTAAGGTTCCTGAGACTCACTACGTAGCCAATATCATGGGTAGTAGATTCTGTTGGTTTGCAGATGATTGGAGTTTCTGTAATTTCGGTAAGTCTGCTAAGTATGCTTTGGGAAGATGGGGAGATTACCTAAGCTATAAGAATTTCCCATATAAAGAAAATGTTCTCGAAGACACACGAAAGTCTATTGATCTTCTGTCTAGGATAGACAACGCAGGAAACAATGCACCTGTACTAGCCCCCATGTTTCCTTGGGGAGATCACGATTTTTTGATGAGGGAGAACATACATGCACATCTCCATACAGTTGACCCAAGCCATTGGCTCAAGTACCCTTCAGTCACAGTGCCTGAGCCTCATGAAAAACAAAGAAAATGGGTTATGGCTGCTTTATCCAATCACTCTTCTTGGATCAATAGACAACGATTTAGTTTCCCCGTGGAATATGTTGGAAACAAGAATCTTGGAGCACAACTTACAGAAGATCAAACTGTCCAGCTTTTCGCTGACTGCTTTGGGATTCTTTCAGCAGGATACCCAAGCGCAGGATCTGGTTGGTGGAGAACGCGCTATCTTAATGCGGTATGGGCAGAAAGTCCTGTGTACTCTGATCCAGCCGACGCGGCCACTATGGGAGAATCTTTTCGAGGAAATCCGCAACAGTTTGAGCAAGAATACGGACTCCCAGAATATACTCGTCGAGTTGAAGGTCAGCGTGACTGGCTCAACACAAATTTAAGTACGAAAGAGCAGGCCATGGAAACGTTGGAAAGGTTGATGAAAAAGTGAAGTACGCTATTGTAATTCTACTCGAAGGAATCTTAACACTTTGTTCTTATGCCTGGTGTTTCTTTGTTCACTGTTGGACAGAGTGGGATAAGATTGAAAATGGATGGATGTGCTCTAGATGCAGTAAAAGGTGGTTAGAGTGAGAGAGAACTACTTCAATGCGACGTTCTCTAATAGAGTGAAACAAGAGATAGGCGGCACTGTGATCAAAAGCAGTGACCGCACTACTCTTGGTTTACCTGATTCATACCATGCATTTTCAGGGGTAGTGACGTTCTTTGAAATAAAGATTAATGAAGCAAAAGACGCTATACAGATTCATGACGGTGTTCCGTCTTGCCAGCCCTGGGATGCTGTAAATGATCTGCGCCAGTACGAAGTTTGTAAACGCCTGGCCCGGTGTGCAACCGTTTTATATATTATATATCATCCAGTTGCTTGCACAACCGCCTTGATACCCCTGGATTTACTAGCGTTATACAATAGAAAACGTAATGACAATCCTTTAATCTGGCTACCCAAGGGCCCTTATCTCGTAGACGGGCATGGCGTAGAAACCTTTAACCGAATCAGACTGGAGAAACGAAAGGAACTGTATGATCGCCTTAAAATTGAACAGTCAGGAGCAGATGCTTAAAGATTTCCATAATAAGTATGGGCATCTTGTAAGCGAAACACCGACACTAGATATTCCGATTGAAGTAAAACGTTTGCGTGTTTCTTTGATAGTTGAAGAAGTCAGAGAGACACTGATGGCCATGGGATTTCCAGTACAAATTGATATTGGAGATTTTGATCCAAGTCTAGAAAACATTTCTGAGATAGCAGATGGAATAGCTGATTCTGTTTATGTTCTTGTGGGAACTGACGTATCATACGGTATTCCAGCAGATAGAATCTTTAAAGAAGTCCATCTGTCTAACATGACAAAGACGGTGGCCCCTGTGGAACCGGGTCAGAAATATGGGACAAAAACTCCAAAGGGACCTGATTTCGCGGCTCCTGATATTGAAGGTATTCTTCACTACCCAGATCAGCCGACTGCTCTGGAGATTAAGGTGGCCCTTGAAAATGCGTAGAAACACAAGAACGCCCTGCACCTCCGAAGAGATGCAGGGCGTAGTACGTGTCTAACAAGGAGAATATAGTATAATGGTGCTATACACGTACTCTTAGCAGGAAGATTCCCGCCTTAAGGCTTCTTATACTTATTGATCTCAACATCCGCATCAGCGATTCCAGCATTGTTAATAGCGTCCGCCTTTGCTAAAAGTTCTTCTGCAGGAGGCAAAGTAGCATCCTTAAGTTCAGCCCTCAAAACGTTGTAAGACGCAATTGCCTGTGGTAGATAAGTCAACAGTTGTTGAGCAATCAAAAGACCTGTGGCTGGATTCACTGACCACCTCCCAGAATTGTTGAGATACTCTGAATACCGAGTTTCACCGCACTGATTACTGATGTGAATGTGGATCGTGCTTTATCTGATTTGAGTTGGAGTACTCCCTGCGAATTCAAATCATCCACTGTATTCACTGCAGTATCAGCACACTGAACAATTCCAGCAGTAGTAGTTGATGTTCTGATACATGAATCCAATGTGTTGTCTAGCGTAAAGATAGCCTTGAACTGCTGCTCAAGAAATACATGCTCTTCTTGGGTAATGACGATGCAGCCCTTACCATCAGGATTACTTACCAAGCAAGATTGTCCTGAATTAAAGACCATGATTTCGGTGTTCTGTGCTTGCTTCACAAATGTTGCAACGTTTTTAGCGACATTAGCTGCTTTCTGCTGATTAGTGCCAGACGGACAACCTGCAAGCAGGAGTACGAAAGGTACTAGAAAGAAAAATTTCTTCATTGTTTTTTCTCCGTCGGCGTTTCAACTGCGACAGGTGGTACAACAATCGGTGAGGTAGATTCAATAGTGACAGATGAAGTCGCCGAAGGCTTCGCGTCATTTGAAATCAAACCGAGCCACACCTTTAGAGTAGCAGCAAGACAAGTAAGTCCCGCACCCCAAATAGCAAGTCGATAGTCAGCTGCTCCCTGATTGGCGGCTTGCTTAATAGCTTGAAGAGCAGCTAGAAAAGCCGAGAGTGGACCTGTCGTCCCGAGAAGTGCTGTTAGGATGCCTTGAACAGTTGACTTCCAGTTTACTATTGCCTTCTCAAAAAATACTCCCATTCTATCTCCTTACCCCCGCTAGCATTATTGACGTGTTCCGTTTAATGTTGTTGGAGAAGGTGGCGTGCCTGCCGTGCCTCCTCCTGATGTAGGGTCCGGCAACATTAGAAGATTTGATGGGCCAGATTCTCCTCCTCCACCAGTACCCGTTCCAAAGGTGTTATAGGCCGTCACAGCAAAGCAGTAAGTAGTACCAGTAAGAAGATTAGGAACTACCCAATTTGGTTGCGTAGCAGGAATACTATCCTGAGCAAGTTTCCATGTAGTTTGTGAAAATACAGGGCAAGATGCTTGAGTAGAAGTTAGAGCAATCTGATAGACACGAAATCCAACTGGAATAGTAGTTGTTGGCTCAGTCCATTTCAGTGATGCTGTTTGCGTAGCCTGTGCTTGAACAGCAAGTGAAGCTACCGCTAAAAGAACTACGGCAAGAATTTTCCTCATAAGACCTCTTTCAGATTAAATTATACGCTTTTGTGAGTTTCGTCGTATATGGAATATCTGAAGTCTTATGACCTGCATTCCATATTTCGCCGATTTCATCCAAAGAGATTGGACGTTGATGTGATACATAGCCATTAAACCAGGCTACAAAATCCTGAGCACAGGATTCCAGATTAGTAAGTAACTCATCAGGAGTTCTGGTAGGAGAAAAGTTAAAGAACATCATCTGCCATGGACCAAAACTTGAGGCTCCATGTCTATCAAACTTGGCTACGGCCTCCTGTACTTTAGGACTTTTGTTATACCAGTAGCCATTTACGTAGTAGACTGGTTCGAATCTAGGTCCACAATCGTGTCCAGCGAATTTAGGATCGGCGCCTCCAGATTCCACAGCAGCTATAGCCAACATAACTTTAAAAGAGTCCAGGGAAGATACTACTTTTAATTGAGGAGAAAATTCATGACATGCGGCTATAACGTCTACTGTGCTAAAGGAATTCAATTCTGATGATCCTTTCTGCGCTGATTCTCACCTTGATTCTCATAGTTTTGAATCTGATTTTCAGTACCTTGAGTTTTGATCTGATTGATTGACTTGTTCTGTTGCTGAATGATTGTGGTTAGAGTATCTATCGAGTCTTGCCTTCTAGAGTCCTTTACCATGAGATAAACCTGAGCCAATACTAAAAGTAATCCAACAAAGGCTATGAGCTTATCAGTTACTCTGCTAGTTTTTCGCTTCTCCGCCTCTTGTCCTTTCTCTTCTCCTTCTTCTTTGGCTCTTAACAGGACTATCCGTTGGACATCTTTGGCAAGGCCCGATATCTGATCTGATAATTTTTCTATCAGACCGATTTTAAGACCATCACCAATCAATGGATTCAATTTCAACTCCAGTTCATGTTGCTTAAGAATGAGAGCTTGGGTGGTATTTTTGAGAGAGTGTATGTCCTTTCTATTCTGAAGATGTTTTTCACTTAAATCTTCTCGGAGAACCTCTAGCTCAGAACATCCATCCATATCATCTCTATGAGGCATCTAGTTTTTCTCCTCAAATAAGTAATCCATACTAGTAACTCGGGTACCAAAGGCTTGTTCCGGGATCATAGATCATCTCCAACACTCGATTCACGACGGCGGTCGTAGCTAACGCTATGTTCCCGCCTGTCGCGGTAAGGAATGCGCCATCGGGAATGATCATGATCTTGCAGGACCAACCGGCTGCGGTGCACCCGGTTGGTGGCGTGATCGTGCTAACTGTCGCCGTGCCGGTCACATGGAAGACGGGCGAAGTTGGGGCAATCGTCGTAGCAGAAGCAATCGCCGTTTGAGTCGGCTTCGCATCAGTTCCTGCCATCTTGGTAATCGTGATCGCCGAGTTGCCGAAATCCTGACAATTTGAGCAGTTGTCCGTTACACCATTGCCCCACATCCACTGGTTCGACTGCGTAACAGAGTTAGAGCCAGCCGAGATTCCAAAGTAACCAGAGTTATTGGAGTTGTTGTTGAGGCCCGCAAAAGCACCATACGCTACGGTTTGAAGCGCGGAGCCGTTACTGTTGCGCATAGCCTGATATCCATGCACGACATTGAGACCGCCGCCAGCGTTACCGAGTGCGAATACACCGGACACATCGTCTTGATTGAAGCAACTCGCAGACGGACTGAAGATCGTGGTCGAGCCGCATACCGTACTCACTCCAGCACTAAGGAACGAACTGTTCGTGATGTCGTTGTAAATGAGGGAGGCAGTGTTCGGGTTCATCAGCAGCCACGTCGTGCTGCCTGCATCGTAAGAAAGAAGATACGTGGTGCCGGTGTTGATATCGGCACCAGCGAGCGGTCTGGTATTAGAACCAGATCCCTTAACAATCGTTTTCGCACCAAGACCATTCAAATTAAGAGTTGGAGTAGAGCTAGTGTTTCTGCCCCCAAATCTTGCCAGAATGGTGAGCCCACTCGTCAACGAAGTTACCGTGGGAGAAGTGGAAGGTATGACATAAGTAGTGGTTGATCCACTAGTATCTGTACCGAAAGGAACGGTGCCTGCCGTTGACGCGGTGGTGACACCAGTTTGCTGAATGTTCAAATTGGTGCCGTCATAACAAGTCAGCAACGGCTTTCCTGTTGGAATCAACGACGCTGTAAGAGTGGTAGTCCAACCAGACGACCCCGGTACCGCCACGGGCTTTGCACCAGACCCGTTCGGGTTGATCGTGAGACCTGTGCCGCTGTTCGTTGTCGTCGTCTTGTATACGAAGCAATTACCCGACGCCAAAGTGTATACGTTCGAAGTGTTGCAAGACTGAGCCGTTCCGCTGCCGCTGGAGTCTGAGCAAACCTGCACATCCATACCACTAATATTGAGCGTTGCTTCAGTCGAGCCACCGTTGTGATTTACGGCTGTTCCAGACCCACCACCGCCACTACTGACCTGAGGATTTTGCAACTGCCAAGTAGTTCCTTTTCTCACTACAGAGGCAACTGCGGATGTTGATAGATCACCAGCGGCAACGGCACTGCCACTCATGAGAGTTACGGTGCTAGCACCAATGCCATTGACGTTTATGGTGGGTGTGGTCGTGGTATTACTTGCAGATGGGAGAAACCGCACGGTTAAGCCATCAGCATAAGTAGCAATAGTTGGTGACAAAGTTACTGAGTAGGCATCGGCTGTATTTGTAGACGCAGCGTATTGTGCTCCTGAGATCTGTGAAGCTGTTGGAGTACCACCAGCCGCAAGATTTCCGCCCGGTGCTCCAGCGCGATCTACCCATGATTGAAGCACGCCGTTTTCATCGACCCACTCAGTTACGTGTGCACTCTGATTAGCTGCGAATGAGGGGCGCACCGCAAATAGTCCGTAGTACCTGTCACCGTTATCGATGGACGTACAATGACGGCCCGGTGTAAGCGTATAGTTCACTGAGCCCAGTGGGGGTGTTACTCCGGTCCACACACGCATACCGGTGAGACTGCCAGCGCTAGGCACAAACGTGGTCATACCGTCTGGTGCGGTCCACGGTGGAGTCGATGTTGCGTTGCTCAAATTGGTGCAACCTTGTGTACTGAAGCTGATCAGTAAATCTCCCGGTGCTGTGATCAGCATGTTCTCAGTCTGCTTCTGAAAAATTATGAACTGAGGCAGTACGCCAAACGCTGTCGAAGCTTCGAACGGTGTCGTCTGGTTTAGATTCGAGAACTCAATCCAAGTTGTAGTGCTTGCCGCTGGTGAAATTGTAAGCGTCTCGGTACCGCCCACCACGTTCTTGATTGCTGTACCAGAGACTGTGAATCCTCCACCTGTGCCGAGTGTTTTGTTGATGGTTGCTTCACCACCAGACAGAGTGGCGACAGAGGCGTTGTCCATGATGACGATAAGTGAACGCCCTGCCGTTACAGATATGGCCGCAGAACCACCAGTGAACGTACCACTGTTAGTGATGATGTTTGAGTTTGGATTGCCCACGGCATAATACCTCTCACCAACTTTAAGGTACCCACCAGTGAGAACATTTTGCGGTCCCGTAGAATGTGTATTTGAATTTGTGAGTACATCGACCTTTGTTGCATCAACATCTGTAATCGCCGCGCTCTGTGTCTTGTCTACAGTGAGCAAGCCAGACGTGCCCGGCAGCAAGTTTGGCGCAGGGTTAGGTATACGATCTGCTGCTTGCAGATTCGTGTATGCGTTGAGTGTGTTGCCAGCAACGTTGAAGTGCGGCGACGACTCATACACACCATCGATGCCGTTCTTGTAAACGCACGCATGGTGTACGCAGAACGGAAAACCAAAGCCCGGTGTGAGATTACCTTTTGACTCAGGCCACCCGCCCCAGAGATCAGCCGCACTAATGTTGTATCCGTCACCTTTCAGTTCGTTAATGATAGAAACTTGTGCTTCAGATATTAAGTTGTCGAGACCGTTGTACCCATCACCCGCAGGCGGCATAATACTTTGCACAACTTTGGGTTGCGACATACCATCCCAACCGATCGGCTTAGGGGTAGTCACTTCGATTGGACAGAATGAACCCGATGTAACAGTCACGTCAAACTTGTGCTGAGCGGTACCAACTAGCAGGAACCTCTTAGCCCACCATGCCTGCGCATAGTGCACGGTGCTGAACGCGCCGCCGTCACCGCTACTAACTGATCCAGCCGCCACACCATCAATAGATATATTGGCTGTTGCCGTGCCCGGTGTGCCGTCTATAAGGTACGTAAAGTCGAGTGCACCCGATGCAGGCATAGTAGTGAACTCCATCACGGCGCCAGACGTGCCGCACTTGGCGTAGCCTGCACGAAACGGCGCGATAGACGGGTTCCAGAATAGCAACGTGTCGCCAGTGATAGCAGCCGTTGTAGACGCTGACAATGTAACCGCGCTGCCTGTGATGACAGTGACGTATGTTCCAGACGGTATCGAGTTTGGGTTTGTGGTGTCCGACACGCGCCAGTAATGCGCTATGCTGCCCGGTGTGGTAATCGAGCCAGACGCAGCACCGCTTGCCCATGTTCCGCTCACAGTCGTTGACGAATTGGTAGGATCAAAATTTGTCCACGTACCTGACGTCGTTACCGATGATGTAGATTGCGCAGGAATGCGGCCAGATCGAGGCGTGCCAGCATAAGATACAGCCGCTCTGATTGTGCCGACAATGGTTGAAGGCCCATCGGCAATCGTCCCCCATCCAATCGAGTGAGCCCAGTTAAGCCAGTCGCCAATTCCGCAGTTAAGAAAGTAGGTGTTCTGACGATTATCAGCAGGGTCTTCCCACGCATAGAGTTGCGTGTTATACACATCTAGACAAGCAGCATTACCAGAGTTAGGAATGCCGCCGCTATTTGAGTAGCGAGTGCCAGGGTACGGATAGTCACCCGTGCTCAACGGTTGTGTGCTTTGCTGATTGAAATTTGCAAAGATCATTTCGACCGTAGAGTTGAGAGGTGTTCCTTCTTTCCAAGTCGAAGTTGTCTTGTCACAATTAAAATATTGATAAGGAGTGACGTCAAGACGAAGAGATGTTTGACCCCAGTTTGCGTTCGCCGGGCCAGGACAGTCAAAACTTCCAGTGCCATTAACAGGGGCTCCTGAAAGAGTAATAACACCACCGATAGAGGTAGAATCACCAACTAAGTACATTCCGTTTCCGCGGTTGTACTTACTGTCAGGTGTTACTGTGCCTGATGTACCAGGTGATGGAATAGAACATGTTCCATCAGATTTAAGGTATCCAGTGCAACTACCCCATAACCCAACTATATCACCAAAAACGGCGTTCCTGGAGGCTAGAGTTGTGGTATTCCAAACAATACCAGGTAAGGTTGGAAAAGTAGCTCCTCCACCTCCCCCACCACTACCGCCAACTGCATGCCAAGAACTAATGCCATCACAAGCATACTGAGTCCAAGGAGATGTAGTAGTGTCAAAGTCCATCTGACCTTTATTGTTAGCGTTGCAGATAGCACTAGGTGAACCTAGAGACAAAATAGGCTGATACGCTAACTTAAGTCCAGAAGTCTTTAACCCACCAAGTAACTGATCAAGAAGATTAAAGTTGTAGTTAAGAGGTAGATTCCAATTAGTTGACCCAGCAGCCGGTAGTTCTAAACCTACATTTGGAGTAGTAATTGTCTGAGCACTAAGGGAAATTGTAAACATGAGTAGAAGCAGCAAACTTATCTTTTTCAAGCGATTTCTCCTTAGTTACCTAAAGCCCAGACTACTGGACTAGCTGGATCATAACCATGATCAGGAACTCTCTGCATAGCAACTGAAACGCCAGTAGTACTCTTAGAAATGAGAGTAAAGATTGGCATCTTAGTATCATCTGTTGAAGATGACAATGTTCCTACATTAGCGGACAAACAACTCGTTGGAAATGGAATTGCGAAGTTAACTGTAAAAGGACCGGGAGAGACACTTTGAGAAGATCCTGTTACGTACTGAAGAATTGCATTTCCGAACAGAGATCCAAATTTAATATAGCCAGAAGTAGATCCTAAACTAAAAGCAATTCCTAGACTACTTAGAAAGGCTCTTACCCATGCGGTTGTAGCTGCTGAGGTACTATTATCTCCTACAGAAACAGTAGGAAACCTAGCGGCAGCTGGAGTGCCTCTTTGATTAATAGGGGTACTAATAATACCAATGTCACTTACCACAGGAGACATTGGAAAGAATGAAGTTCCTGAAGCATCTACTTCTACTGTATAGTCACTTATAGAATTAGGAGTAGGATCAGGTTGCCAAGATCCAGACCAAGTACCTGGGAAAGTAACAGTTCTTCCTCCAGTAGCGTCTTGGGCAAAAATAAATCTAATAAATTGTCCTGGAACAAAACCAGATATGTTAAGTACAGTGTTTCCATTTAAAGGAATTTCGAAACCATTGTACTTAGAACAATCCAGATTAACAGTCGAAGACCATGTTACAAATTGTATCTCAGCCCTGAGATCATTATTAGTTAGAACAGCAGATAAAATACTTGCCAAAGTAGACAAATTCCCATCTTGCATGTTATAGTTTTTTGTAGCCATCATCTGAGCAAAAGCCGCTACAAAAGTACTTACTTGGTAGAACAACTTATTTCCAGTTAAAGAAGGAAATACGTTTCCTGTCGGAGCTCCACCAACTCTTTGAGCGTCGGCCAAGTAAGCAGCGTCATTCTCCTGATTAGTCTGAGAAGGATTCCACTGTAGAAAATTATTAGTTCCAGGCATCTCTTAGCTCCACTTGCCAGTATCCCAACCGGCGACGAACGCATCGTCTCTGTCGAATCCGAAGAACGGAAGGCCGCCAACGAAGTAATTATACTTGACTCCTTCAGGCCTAGGAACAATCATGTCATTTGTGATCAAGTCTTGAATTATTGAAGTAAAAGTTCCTGTGAGAATAATGTTAGCGCTCATGTTCTGATTGTCTTGAATGATGATGTAACCGCCAGCAAATAGTTGGGACCAAAGAGGATAGAGACTTCCGATTTTTCCATCCCATTGATTATTTGCTATGGTAGCTCTGATCAGAAGTCTATATGTAACGTCATCTAGAATAGGACTAATACTAAAGCTAGGCTGAAATGGAACTACTCTAGAGACACCGACTATCTGGCCTAAAACATCTAATTGAACACCGACAGCTACATCAAGATCAAAAGCGCCTTCGATGTCTACTAGGCAGTTAGAAATATCATTCAAGATGTTCAGCGGTGTTTGAAGCCACTGTTTAAAAACATCAGCAGAACTATACTCAGAAGTAAGTAAATCTAAGTAATAGCTCACAGGAAGAATTTGAACTGGTGTTGTACTCACACTACACCACCGTAATGATTACGTTAGCTGGGATTCCTTGAGCTACTTCCCAGAAGTTAAGAACAATATCAGTTGTTCCTACTGGACTAGGAGCTACTCCAGTAGTCATAACTGTGACCTTATAATCTGGAGCTAAAAGACTCTTATTCACAGACATTGCAACAGCCATAAGAGCATTGAAGATAACAGCTTCTCCAATTTTAAGGCCATTCAAATAGGTTGAAAGAGCGCTTACGATGTCATCTTGCATCGCAGAATTAAAGGCTGAAGTAAGTCCATGAACTGAAAGACTTATGTAGATAGCGACATAACTTGGTCTGATGAAACTTATTGGCGTAATGTTACCTGAATTAGGATCAGTAACATTTACGGTCAGCATCGCCGTAGCAGTAGCCGCATCTGTATTGCAGCCAATACCTTTGTTGTTATATATAGAGGTAGCTACAGCAAGATCAGTTCCACCTTCAACTACACAAGTAATTGAGTGTCCTGTGTTTCCAAACACGTCAGTGACATTAGTTTGATTCTCAATTACATTGATTCTCGTAACGCCAGGGACCTGAAGAAGATCTCCTATAGTGCCAGCCAATCTAGTCAATGAAGGCAATGCTACCGAAATAGCCTGCCTAGATCTTAGTTGAGAATCTGCTTCTGGAATATTTCCTGGAATAGCGTCTGTTGGATTAGTTACTCCTGTCCATCCACCTGTGAATCCACCGACAGGGAACTTAATCGTATTAGGAGCCGCACTTATAGCTCCACTTTGTTGTGCAGTTCCGATAGCTCCAACGGTGCCACTGAGTCCAATAGTAACGGTTTCTGGAAGAGACCACAGAATTCCATTAACATCAGCTACTAAAGCGTTAAGTACCGTAGTTCCTGGGATTCCAGACAGAACTAAAATAGCCGTAGAAAAAGAAGGAGTTTTTCTAGCTATTCCATTCAACTTAATGATACTGTCCAAACCCGATCCGATGGCTGTTAATGGAGATCTCTGATTATAGGCTAATTGACATAGCCCCATATTGTCGTTGATCTTAAGAGTCAGAGCAGTAATCCACTGATAATCAGCAGAATCATTTCCTAGATACGTAGTGGCTCCATAGCAAGCACGATAGGCATCTATCAAAACTTGCTGGACGTCACTAAACACAGGTACTGACAGACCAGCAGCTGTTACCTTCGGTGCGAAGTATGCCATTTAACCCTCTAATTAGAAACTGTGAGAGAGGCTGATGAGCCAGGTGAACTAACAATGTAGACAGTACCAAAAGGAGTAACAGCTTCCGCTGAGAATTTAAAACTTCTGTTTTGGTAGCTAGCCTTTACATTGGTGACTAAAGTAACGAATGGTGACAACTTAACTCTTTGCGAAATCAGATTCACCACGACTTTAAGGTTAACTACACTACCAGAAGACCCGAGGATTCTGTTAAAAAGAGGTAAACCATCTAAAAGATCTAGAAACCACTCACCTTGAAATAGTTTAAGTCGAGTAGCTATTATCTGAGTTACAGCCTGAAGATCAGATATAAAGCTATCTTGACCATTTCCTTGAAGTGGTTCCCACGTGACAGGGTCTAAAGCCCTAACTGTGATAGTTGCCATTATGGTGTCACCGGTCCTGAATCACTTCCACCCGTTGCTACTCCTGAGTGGGTATGTAGTAAGAAGACTTTACCGTCAATAGTGGTGTTGTCATCATCACTAGTGATAGTTACTTTCTTACCATGAATGTCTATATCTCCGGTTGAAACAAGATCAATTGCAGGAGCAGTGATAGAAATCTTAGAAGGACTGAGATCGACCACCACAGTAAGATCATCTGACCTAAGCTGGACAGAAGATGTTGAATAGTTAGGAATATTGTTAGGCTGAGACCAGGGGCCAAATAAAGCCATCGCATCAGAAAGATCATGGCGACGACGATCAGCTTGAGGCTGTAAACCTCCATTTTGCCACCACCCGTCTATACACATATCAGAGAAAATTAGAAGACATTCAGTTCCTTCGACTATAGGAAAAGTAAGAGACCATCCAGGAACTCTCATCATCATAATTGGGACATCTTCTAATTTGTCTATAGACTCATCTGTTGGAATATTTTGAGTTACTCCTGGACTAGGAGTAGCCCTAGTTGACGGAGGCGGCTTAAGAACAATTTCTTTGATAGCGATTTGAACAGTAACAGTTTGAGCCACAGGATCAAAAGAGACTACGTACGCAGGTATTGCCGTTCGAAGCATACAAGCCCATTGCCACAAAGCTCCTTCAATTGCTTCTGTCGATAGACCTAGTCTCTCTTGAATTGAAAGCATTTTTAGTTTCCTGTCGGGTCGGACTGTCCACTCTGACCAAGAAGTTGAATAGCAGTAAGAATCTGTGCTACTCCAGTAATATCCGTATACCACTCATTACCTCTAGTGTCTCCTCTAATACAGACTCCAACAACGACGTATTGGTCTACTAGAGGTAGAGGAGGAAATGATCCTCTCGGATTAGGAGCAATTGGAGCTTGACGTATATATTGCATGGCCAGTCCGACTTTGACTAGTGGCGCTACTACTTGAACTAAAGGATCTATGAGTATCCTAAAGTCAACACCAAGTTGAGTCTGTCTAGGTTGACCAATAAGAGTAAAAGACGTCTTACCTGCTGTTTGAGGTGGAGGACCCAGAGGAATCACAGGGGCATAGGTTCCTACTAATGGTCCTGTAGGCTGCTGCATAGTATCTACATTCCAGTGGGTAGCATCAAACCAAGAAAGACAATTAGATTGCTCCGCTAATCTATTGAGGTAGTGGTGGGGATTTCCAAAATAAGTCTTCGCTCTTGGTAAGTTACCTGATCCTCGTTGTGGTTTAGCTGCAGAAAAAGCGGATTGGATTTGAGACTGTTTGATTCCAATTTTGTTAATGGCATTTTCTGCGATGAACTGAGCTTGGCTAAATTGAGTGGACCTAGCTGGCAATGTGGCATTTAGAAAGTTCTGAGTAGTCAAAGCTCGGTTTAAGAGACAATGAATAATCAGCCTCTGATCAACAACGTCAGGTCTATCTTGGATGGTAAAGAATATCGGTCCATTCCATATCACAGGAGGTATAGAAGGATAAGGGTAATCAAACTGGTAACCTGCTGACAGAGTTACCATATCTCCTTCTTGAATTATTGCTTGATACAGATTTATTCCTTTGGAAGGACCTGATGAAATAGGACCGTTAGCATTCCAGATAGTAATCTCAGCATGCCATAGGGCAGAAAAAGCAAGTTGAGTTACCTCGAAAGTCATTCGTAGTGGCTCAGGTTCAAAAGTGTCACTCGTGATAACGATAGGAGTTCCTGCACTAGGACCCGTGTTGGGAGTAACGGTCAAAGACCACGCCCTCCCAAAGAACGGAATCTTAGAAGATGCTATCGCAGTTGACATTTAATCACCCAATTGATCATTTTGTTTAATACCAGGGTCACTCCAGGGAAATCCAGGGATACCAAGGGTTTACTTGTGCATACAGGTAATGTATAATTTATCATCCAGTATTTGCACACTAGACCTAAAAGAGCGGTGTGTCATCCACCCAGAGCTGAAAATCTGTTCCTAGATTCGTATCATTCGGGTAGTCTAATCCGCCAAATCCTTCTTCACCACCATAAGGACCAGCACCATAGAATCCTTCTCCATATCCAGTGTTACTACCAGTTTTAGGAAAAAGATTAGACACATTCACTATGTACCAGCTTCCTATCTTAAGATAGGCCTGTTGAGCTAATATATTAGCAGCTGGATAACTTCCTGTTAGCATTGGAACTGAGTCTATAAGAAGATTTCCACTGGCATCAGATATGCTCAAAATCCAGTACCCAGCCATCTGATTATACTTCACAGCTACGTTTAACTGTAAAGATACTCCATCAACAGTTAAAAGAACAGTAGCCTGCTGATTAGGAGAAATAGTCAAAGGAATTACTTGAAGAGACATCCTATCTCCTAGTCTAGAGTTCTGCTCCAGTTATTACTACTAACGTCTCCTGATCCTGGAATTTGTGGATAAGTTTTAACACCCGGATAAAGATCAGAGGGTAAAGCATTCTGCTCTAATTGGGCTGAATTTGGAGCTCGAGATTGAATAACTCCATTGGAAGTTGAATCAGTGGACTGAGATCTTGCACTAACTGACTGAACAGAAGTTACACTTGCCGATAGTGTTTCTTCTAAAACTATCGATGCCTTTAAAGCATGTTTAGTTTTGTTATCATCTGGCGCCGTAGCATCCAGAACTAGACAGTTAATGTAAGTATCTAATCTAGTAGTTAGTGTTATAAGAGTCTTACTGATCTGAAGACTCTTAATTACCTGCCAAGCAGATATACTCTTTGTAGAAAACCCGGTCCAAACTCCTTGAGAATAGGACGCCATAGCATCTGACATTCCAATCTCTAACGTCACCCTAGCAGGTTCGATATAAGCGTGATCTGATATATTAGCGCCTGTTAGAACAGGATGAGAAGTTTTTCTTAGTCTTCTAGCGTGTGTCAATCTAAAAACAGCGTCAAAGACGTAGTCAACTTGAACTGGAGAACCTTGTCTAGCACTAATTGTAAATGGAGGTTGAATCACACTTAAAATAGTTAGAGCTGGTTCTGAGTACTGAGGAGGAGTCCATATTCCTCCTGCGATGTCTAATTGAGGATTTTCACTGGCTCCAAATATCAGTTGCTCAGAAGTAAAAGCAGCTAATGAAAGAGCTGCAGGTAGAAACATTCCGCTTGACATTAGTGAAAAGCTCCTCCAGCTGTTTGAGCCATCGTTCGTTGGTCTCTGCCCCTAAGAACTTCCATCAAACCATCAGAAACCATTTTACTTCCTTGAGCAGGAGAAGTACCTGGAGGAATAGTTATCTGCTGGTTATGGATGATAATATCTCCACCACCCATCTTCCCTTCCCAAGTCTGCATACCAGCAGCGTAATTCTTGTAGCTATCTTCATAGTATCCACCACGTTTCAGCGCAGCCGCAAAATGGTCTATGTCTTTAGCTTCTAGAATTCCCTGGTCTTTGTACCTCTTGCTGGTAAGGATTTTCGCGTAGTCAGAAGCAAATTCGTCCAGAGTAGCATACTGCTTATATGTCTTATCTCTGTTTTCAATACCAGCAGCATTATTCTTCGATTTAAAAACAGAACTAGAAAAACCACCAGTCTCATGAGCCCACTGATCTAGAATTAGATTAGATGGAATTCCTGTCTTACTAGAGACCATTTCCGCAAGAGATCTCATGCTAGTAGTCCCTGCTCCTGAATAATTCATAGGAGCTTTAGACAGAACTTCAGATCTAATTGGACCATGAGTATCATTGTACTTATTTACAGCTGCAAAATCAGAATTGTCATAGTGACCTTTACTAGAGAAATAGTCTCTAACATCGGCTGCGGTAGAAACAGCTTCATCAGCAGCTTTATTTAAGTAAAGCTTGGATTCTTTGATTTTTTGATCATTGAAAGTCGCCATTCCACTAGCAGCATCAAAAGCAGCAATGGCGCTGTTGGCTATGGACATGAAAGCATGACCACCAATCTTTCCAATCAGATCAAAAGAGATGATCACTTTTGTGACTAGATTGACGATATCATCTAAAGTTCTTAGAAGACTCTTAGCACTAACATCGGTAGTGGTTATTGAGTCATCTCCACTTAATGCTCCAAACAGATACTGAAAATCTCCCGCAGCTGTTTTAGCCATATCTCCTATATCTGAAATAACTATTTTAAAGTCAGTCCAGATAGGAAGAAGATCAGAAGATACTTCATCAGAAATTCCAGGAAGATTTGTAGTGAACCACTCATTAAGATCCTGTAGTTTTCTGAGGGTATCATCACTGCTATAGCCAGCTTTTTCGAAAAGTTTAGAAATCGTTCCACCAAGAAGAAATTCAAACTCAGTAGTAAATCTCTTTACTTCCATCCGATAGTCTCGGATTCTCTTCATGTTTTCATCGAAACTACCACCCATGGCTCTTCCGAGCTTAATATTCTGCTCATACAGAAATTGAAATCTCTTGTTAAGCTCGGGGTCATACGCTACCTCATCTATGGTAGCTCCTAATTCATCTAGAGAAACCTGCATAGCACGGGCAGATTCCTTAGTCATCATCATACGAAGACCAAGTAACCTGTACGATTGATCTGTCATAGCTGTCTTGTCAGCCAAGCCGATGAGGCCTAGGCCAATAGCAGATAATGCACCAACAGCTACTGCTTCAAATTTAAGAAATCCGGATGCAGAGCCTAGAGTGAAACCTTCTACGATTTTCTGAGAATCCTTGAGCACAAATCCAAGTTTGTGAAAAGAGGCGGTGTCTGGTAAGGCTCCAACTCTTATAAAATAACTTTCAAGGATATTCTCAGCCATGTTCCTGCGACCTTCTCCAGGCTGCAGCCCGGTTTTCATTCTCTAGTCGAACGTCTAGAAACTCCACGATATCAAAAAGATCATCTATTGTGTATGTTCCGTCGAATGTTTCGTGGAGTCTCCAAAATCCCGCTTGAACCGGTCTCATCAGAAACGGATCCAATGTAGGATATTCTGTCGGTTCCCAGTTCACTTCTGGTTGTTCAGTGAATTCGACTCTGGGCCGACTAGAAAAGGGGAAAGACTGAACGCCAGTGATTCTGCTAGAAGTTTCATTAATTCATCTGCTTCTAGAGGTAAGGTAACTACTCCACTAGCTCCTATAATAGGAGTAGGAAAAGTGTTTCCCTCTTTATCATCTAAAAAGTAGACTCGTCTTAAAGCTTCACTTTCTATCACTGTGTATTCTTCTCGAGGTAATTTTCCTAGAGCGTTCATCATGGTTCCGCTGTCAGCTCTGGCCGCTAAAGTAGTATAGAGCCAGCATGCTGTTCGAGGATCCATCTTCTTAACCTCGAAAGTTCTTTCCCCCACCGTTATCTGTCTTGAAGTTTGCCGATTTTCCACTTTCGATCTCCTAGTTCTACATCGTTATGACATTGGCTGCCATAAGTTTCCAGGTAACGAAACCACCTGAAGGACCATATGGCTTGTCAGGAATTTTCTGAGGAGTAACACCAGTTAGAATGTGAGTAGCCCCGCTAAGGAGATCAACAACTTTAATGGCTCCAGTTGCAAATCTCTGAGCGTTTTGATTCTCACTCAAAGTAAACTTGATATTAGCCCAGTTTACTAAGAATTGGTGTAAGGTACTATTCTGCTGAGTCTCAAACGTGAATGATCCATTGCTACCAGAAACATAGCTGACCATGACAGTGCCATCTGCGGCAACATCATGAACAGTACGGTCGATGCTATAGTCGACCGTAATGTTCTTCACGCCTTGCTGACCCTCAAATGGAAATGTTCCGGCATCAGGATCCGTAAACGCTCCCACAATACTCTTAAAGGCATAGGTTGTCATCTATATTCCTTTCTATGCTTGGACCAGAACTTCAATTGTGACGAAGTGAACAGCCCCAGCCTCGATAAGTGCTACATAGATTGGAGGAGCTTTGCGGGCCTGAATGTCTGACTGACTCATACTGCTGTATTTAGGAGTCAGAACAAGGTAGCCAAGTGGAAGAGCAGTACCAGCAACTAGTTTACTGCTCCCAACATCGATGGTTTGACCTTCCCATATTCCGCCGGCAATGAATCCCGTATTCGCTGACTGAGCCAGAGCATCTTCAACAGCCTGTACGAGAATCTGTTGACCGGCATCTGTTTGAGGAACTTTGGGAAGTGTTGTCAACTTATTTAGAACATTGAATTGAATGTTAGCAGCTAGTACATCAAGCCCTACCATCTGGTCCATAAAGACCAGGTCTGCCATCATTGTTCCCTGTTCAAGAATGTTGAACTTGTTGGCATAATTCAGATAAAGGTTACCGTTAGGACCTTCACCTGGAGTAGTACCTTCAATCTTTCCAACTTGACTTGAAGTCAGAGGCTCTACGAAAACATTCACCAGAGGAAGTCCAGCATTAAACTTCATGGTGAAAGAAGAATTTGAAAGTTGAGTATTAGAACCCATTGCTCTGCCCATAACAGCAGCAGCGAAATAAGGTTGGTTAGGATACAAGCCACTCTGAGTTGTAGCGTACTGCATCCAGGTTCTACTAGAATTGGCGGCAAATATCTGCAAAAGAACATTGCCGGCAGTTCCTGTTGGAACATCAGCATCAGATGTTACACCCATGTACAGAGTTCCAACTTGAGTCTGAGTCCATGCGGCAATTGCAATGTGGTCAGCCTTAGCAGCTCCACACACCATGCCAGGATACCACTCAGCATTTGCAAGTCTACAGTACTGAAAAGCCTGAAGAGGAGTTTCTCCAATAGCTGAGATATCCACTAGCAATCCAGTTCCAACAGATGGACTTACTGCGGCCGTAGTTTCTCCAGTACCAGTAGCATAGCCAGTTCCTTGCTTACCAGAAACTATTCCAATAGACGATGGGATTCCTGACGCAGCCGCTAGAACAACACCTACACCGCCAGTTCCACCAGAAATTGAGAACGTATCACCAACAGCCCAACCAGTGCCAGGAGTATTTATTGCAATGGTCTGAAGAGCAGTAGCATCTAATCTACCGACTAGAACGGCTCTTGGAGGCTGAGGTTGTGCAAAGTAAAGGCCAACTGCTATATAAGCAGGATCTGTTAAAGTGAATCCATCAGTTAGCATCTCAGAGGACCAATTTCCTTGGAGATACTCTCGAACCCGTTCGGAAGATGGAATATGAGCTGAAGAATCAACGACCAGCCCTTTATTGAAAGTAGGTGCGGATACTTGAGGTGAATTGGTCACCACAGTTACGTCCGCAATGATGCTAAGAGGTAACGGATTGGATGACATACTTTAGTGACTCCTTACGTCGTAACTGTGTTATGGCGCAGTGACCGTAAAGTCGGTTTCTAGACCAGTTTCGTTATAGATCTTAACTTCAACAGATTTCACAGTACCAACAGTAAGTGTTTCTGTGATTTCCTCATTAAAGTCGATCCGCATATCCTGTCTTTCCCACCACTGACCTTGGAATTTCTCAGGACCTCGAGAAGGTTCCTCAATTGATGGATTGATGTACAGTTTACTGCTTGCTAGATACTTTGTAGCAAATTCTGACTTAATCAACCCTGATTGAATCAGTTTACAGTTTCCAGTAGAACTAGGCCCATAGAAAGTCCAATGACTCGTCCAAGTTCTAGTGAAGACATCCGTAAAAGTCCCAGTCTGCCCAGAAAATTGATTATCTCTAAGTCTGGAATACTGAGAATCTTCTGTAGTGCACCTTATGAAAGCAGTGTCCTTATCTATAGAAGGACCTGGTTGACCTTGTCTAAGCCAACCGATTCTTACTTTAGCAAAAGCTAGAGAATCAGTAAATGTCAGTTGAGATACTCCGCTTTGCGTAGCACTATTACTTAATGTTACTAGCCCCGCTAGTGAGTCAACCGAAACCACTGTAGCTCCTGGTAGAATACCAGTACCAGAGACAGACTGACCAGGGTAAATAAGCCAAGTGTCATTTGGAAGATCAGGTTGACTAGGAAGAACAACGTCTACACCATTTGTAAGAGTCACATCTATGACTAGTGGAGATGCTAGAATTCCCAATAATTGAGCAGCCACAAACTGAAATAAAGTTTCAACTTCTTTATCAGTATGAGCGTCTGAAGTGAATAAGTTCCCATCAGGATATTGGATACTCTGCATTAGTTACCAGCCAATCTGACTGCGATCGCTTTCCAAAAATTACGGTTCGGGTATGGTCCAACGTGTAAAACTCTCCAAGAAGTATAACCCCAAAGAATAATATCACTTACTCTTTGAGTAGGATCAACACCATCAGAAGCTCCAGCATTTGGATCTCCTTGCTCATCATCTAATTGAGTAAGATAAATTCTCTGCTGAGAGTGAAAGACCATTGCCCCGGTTACTCGGTCAGCCTCTGGAATTATGTCTAAATCCTCTTCACTAGCTACTGAAACTACTCCATAGCCAGGAATAGTTACTGAGGAAGTAACCCAACCACCAAGTTGAAATGAGCCAGTAGAACGAGAAATCTGGTATCCTTCAGATAAGACGCCATCGTCTACTACAAAAGCTAGATCATCTACTTCACTCATCTGGGATTCTCTCTTCTCTTAACAAGTAGGTTATAGCTTTTCTCATGGTGTTCGTGAAGATACCAGGAGAATCAAAACCCTTCATTCTGATAGTAGCTGGACTGTTACCAGGCCATCCATTAGCAGGATTCTCAAACCAGTCCCTAGCGGCTTGTGAGGCAAGTATTCCTACTTTCTTCAGAATTGCCTGAGCCTGTGTAGTCTCTCCTTCTACCTGAAGCTGAGAGGCCTGCGCCAACATTTCAGAAATTTTCTTCTTTGTAGGAGGATAAAAAAGAGAAGCCTTCAGAACAGATCTTGGAGGTTGCTGTTTTAGTGGAGAACCCTTCTCGAACAACCTTAAAAGGTAAGCATTGCCAAGAGTAGATCTTTTCTTGAGTTTAACTAGTGTCTTTTTCTTAAGAACACTTGATTTCTTAGTAGAAGTGAATTTTTCGATCCTCTTCTGAATTTCTTTTCTCCTACGGGCTGCTGTTGAAGTATCTCCTGGAATGCCCACCAGAAGCATAGAGGAACCAATTCTCTTGATTCCCATAAAGAAATCTTGAGCATTTCCCTTCTTAATTACTTCAACAGAAACTTTTTCTCGCTTAGGAGTTTTTGACTTTTCTAGCTCAGCCGCGGCTTCTTTACCGCGTTTCTTAGCTCGCCAATACTCTAAATCGTCTCTCCTAAAATTGAAAGCCATTTAGGGCACCCATATAGGTCCGGCACAAGTAGACATAGCTACTGTGATAAACAATTCTCCATACTGAGTTTCGCCCCAAGCACCCCAATTCTCCCAGCCGTCAATCACCTTTGAACTAGCACTTACATCGCCAGCCGCTCTGTGGACGATAATTCCTTTAGTCAATCCAGATGAGGCTACTTGAGCAGCCGTGATATTAGGACCAGCTTCTGTTCTTAGGTAGAGAGTAATGTAATGTGCCACAAAATAAGCTACCTGCATGATCCACATCTGCTTATATCTAGCCTGCATCACACAAGCTAAAGCAAGCTGAAGATAAGTCATCATCACAATCAAAGGCGCCCACGGTGCTTTGTATACTGTGAGAGAAGTATCATTAGCGGTAGCTACATTTGTAAGAGTAATTGTTCCGGTGCCTGTGTTTATGGACTCAACCAAAGTATCTTTCGGAATGGAATTAAGATTTACTACTAATTGACCTACTTTAATTCCAGCAAGTTGCTGTGAAGTCAAGCCAGAAACTATTGGAGAATTTAGAACTATGACAATTGTAGTAAGTTCAGTAGGCGGGCCAAAGAATTTAGGATAAATAGACAGAAAATCAGTTAGGGTGTACTGTGGGTTTCCAGAGAATACCATTCCAGCTGCCCCGCCGAAATACATCAGAGTAAGGCCACCGAAATCTACTCCGGCAGTGCCGTACAGCATGTCATAGAAACCTGCTATATCTGGAAACCCATAGTTACCCATGATTACTCCTTACCTTCTTCCTCTACTTCTACTTCTTCATCAAGTTCACCTGATTCTTCATCAGAAACTTCTTCAGCAGTAGGAATTAAGGAAGGAACTTCCTGCGCAACCGGAGTCGGCGTACCTTTAGCTTGCTGATTAGCATCAGCCGATGTAACGACTGGTGCTTGTGGAATCTGAGAGGTGGTTGAAGAAGTCTGAAGGGGAGGATCTTCATCTTCAAGAGGCTTAATCGGACGCTCTTCTCCCTTAAGCTCTGATTGTGACCTTGCGTCTTGAATTTCCTCATCCGTTGGTCTTTTGCGTTTCTTTCCGAATTCAGTTATGGTTCCATCGTCAAACAGCATTCTGTTACCCGGATGATCGAGAACATCATTGGGAACTCTAACAGTAGTGTTAGCCGGAACGTGAAGAAGGCCATGATGATCTGCTCTCGTAGCTTCTTGAGACTTTGAGTGTAGATTAACATGCCGACTAGACCTAATAATCATGTGACTCTCCTTAAAAAAATGCGGGTCCCCTGAGACCAGTAGAGACCCGCATGTTCCTTGCCAGGAAAAGGTTAGCAGCCGTAGAACAAACCAACGGTCGTAGGCCGGTTAATCTTGACTACTCCGATATTCGCCAGGTACAAGAATTCGAAGCATCCAGATACGATCGACGGAGGCGCACCAAACCGAGTGAGCTCCTGAGGAATACCCAAGCTCAGGCAATCCTTATCGTACTTGTAGGCGATGATTTCCTGTGAAGTACTTGGACCCTGACCATCGAGCCATGCCGGCAGAGGATAGAATTCAGGTTCAATTCCAAAAGCAGCACCAAGATAATTCCTCTTGACGTAATCTGCGATTGAAGCATAACCCTGAGTTCCACCAACAAGCGCCATTGGCTGAGTCAGAATGATGTACTGAGTTGGCGGAATAAGGAATCGATCAGGCATAGCGCCAGGGGCGTTACCAGAAGCGTTCCAAATCGTTAGAGCCATGAAGTTAAAGTCACCGAGAATCGCAACAGGAGTCTTCGTTGACCAGGTAATGGTAGAACCAGTACCAGTGGCAGGAAGAGCTGTTGCAGTCGAAGCAGGATTGTTTACCAATCCATAGATTCCCGCGAAGCCAGCATATGCCCGGCGATCGAGAGTCTTGCTGTAGTCAACGCGAACACCCTTATCCAGGAGGTCCTGAGGACTACGGCCGACCTGTGCCATACGCAAAGATTCCACGATCGGAATCCGAACGCGTACTTGGTACGGAAACACGGGCCAGACGTCCTGATTGTTGTTGTATTCGATTACGCGAGAATCGTTGGTCTGAGATCCTGCTGAGTTATCAGCCGGCCCGCGAAAATCTACGTTGTGGGCGATATGGTTCATGATCCAACCACCGCCGCGATCAATGGGAAGATCGCGAAGATAGGTGTAGTTCTCCAAAGGCAGACGAACCACCGGATCTAGTTTGGCAAGCTCCGCCATAAGAAAAGTCTGTCCCGTTGCAGCCGCAGCAGCATCAGAAAGGACTTTTCCACTCCGCAGAGCTTGAAGATTCTGCTCATATTCACGTGGATTTAGACTCATTGTATTCTAATCGACCTTTCTTCCGCTTTACGGGATCTGACGAGCAAGAATGGTAACCTGTGCTGTGCCATCTACTTCCAGGAAACCAGTCTTCCATTTAAAGTTGGGGTAAAGGACTGAGTTACTACCATCAGCCAAAGCCTCAAGAGCACCGACAACGCCACTCGAAACAGAAGCATTAAGAACAGTTCGAATGTAAACGTTACCACCGGCAGTCGGGGTGCCGTGAGGGCAATAGACGTTGATAGTACCCTGAACAAGGAGATCACAAGGCTGACCAGGAAGATAAGATCCTCCAGGAGTAGGTGCCCCATTAGTTCCTTGAACATTGTACGTCGGGTTGATATTCACGTTACTAACAGCGATTCCTACAGGAACACTGGCAGTCAACGTACCTGAACCTGCGATAAACGAAGCAACACTGGAATATGTGTTGTCCGTGTTAAGAACGGCAGTTTCACCGAACGCGATACTTAGAGTATCTGTCGGCTTTACTTGCCTCTCGGACCGAAGGGAATAGCCTTCGCTGCTGATGCTCCCGACGAATCCTAGGTACAGTCCTTTTACAGGGATGACTGATGCTGGCATGTTTTGCTATTTCCCTTCCTTGGCGACGCAGTTCTGCTGATGACGCTCCATGCCCTTACGGTACGAAACACCATCAAAACAGGTGCAGGACTTCATTTCATTCGGCCTAGAATCAACAGCGCCGATTCCATCCGGAATTCTTGAAGTGGTAAGAACTTTGTACACGTTACCACCAGAGTTATTCAGACTCTTGACCATGCCATTGTAACTATCGATAGCGGCCTGCTGGTCAACAGTCCGTTTCTCCCGGGAAATTGTTAGGAAGCTAGCAACTAGGGGACGAATTGCCTTGACGTGACCGAGAATAGAATCATTCGCAGCTTTCAAAACGCTTGCTCCCTTGTTGTCAATACGCTCAGGCTCTGTTCCGTCCATGGCGCCTTCATCCTCATCAGCAGCGCCATCATCCTTTGCGCCCTTTTTCTCTTCTTTAGCTTTCAGCTCTTCGAGAGTTTCTTTGCCCTCATCAGCTGCTGAAGTGGAATCTTCACCAATCATATCTCCAAGTGCTTTCCGATGCATTGAGCGATCAGCATCATTGCTAGCGTGAAGCATCGCGTCTAGAGCGTCGTGAGCTCCTTTGTGATGCGTCTTGTTTGCTTCGTCACAGGCTGGGCACGTTGTAGCATCATGTGCAGCATCTACTGCAGCAGCTGTTACTGTAACCTTCCCCTTATCCTTGTCATCCTTTTCTTCGCCTTTAGAATCCGTAGCTAGAAGAGTATGACCAATCAGTGCTAGATCCTCGTCCGAAGCGTCAGCAATAGCAGACTTAACGCCCCGTCCGAGAATCAGATCACGTAGGCTCATAGTGCTCCTTTTCTGAGTTTTGATTTCGGGCGGGGCCGCATCCTGAATTGCAATTCGGTCTCCGGCCCTGCCAGTTGGTACCACAGCCACATGATTCCCTCTAATTCGATACATTGAGATGGAACCATCAGCAAGTCTCTTGAGGCGAAGAATGTATCCGCAACTTACGTCACGTATTCCATTTTCCGGGTCTCCCGTAGGTCTGACCTTTTCGATCAACTCGGGATTCTTAATGACAAGGTTTCCCTGCAGCGTTACATTGCCATCAGGAGTATCTGGACCTTGTGTGACATTTTGTATGTGACCGCAATTGAATTCTTCGTCGTTATCAACAATTAGGACATTACCCTCCGTATTAGGATGAGTGTCTGTAACTGTCTTACCTTCGAATGAAGTAATCGTGTCAGGGTGAACTACCTCTTCTTTGGGCCTAAGAACTTTATATTTTAGATTAGGGTCCAGTCCCCATGAATCTGTAAAGCCAGGAAACCCTTCAAGTTCTCTTCCAAAATATTCTTGGTATCCGCTACGGCAGATGGGTACATTCTTACAGATTAAATACCCTTCTGGAGTCATCTCCATATTCGGACTAAGTATTAGACCATAGAAAAGAGATACTTGCTCTTTAGCCATTACTTAATCCTTTCTGCCTCGAATGGCCCTCCAGAGTACTGCATAGGTATATGACTTTGACCCTGAGCTACAGCATAAGGAGGACCATAGTTACTCATTGAAAACGGAGAGTCGGTGATAGGGATATGATGTGAAGAAGAATCTTCTGGCGTCAGATCACGTACAGGGCCAGTGGAACAAGCACTGTACCCTCCATTCATTGGTGTCATTAGCTTCCTCCTTGTCTCTTGGGTAGTTGTGCGCTAACCTTAACTGAAGGGTCTTGATAAGCAGACATTCCCAGACCAGGAGCGGGGCTTATCACGGCACCCGAGTTACCTCCGCCATTTCCACCGTTAAGATTCATTTTAGAATCGCTAACGCTTTTGTGTGGAAATTGACTGAAAACTGAATTACCTAAATCCATGTGTTACTCCTTAATCCAGGATTTCGAGAAATTGTGCCTTTGTTAGATTTTCTATTCTCTCATTTAGATAAACTCTAACTCTAGCTACGCCATTGTGGAATAAATCGTCCACAGAAAAAATAGGTTCAGGACTGCAACGACAGCCAGGACAATGACCAGGTGAATAGTGTCCTAGAGAAGCTGGAGCGCCTATTAAAGCTTCTGGAGAAGGAAGATCTCTCCAAAATACTACCACTCCCTGCATCTTTCGATGAGACGCTCTGACATGAGAATCATGAGAAGTAACCCAGAAGAAGCAATTTATGTTGAGATCAGATGATCTTGCCTCAGTTAGCTCAGAATTTATGAGGTGAGGATTCTGATTAGAGATCATTGAGATATTTCTAAGGACGTTTGCTATAAAACTTCTCCTTAGAATATGGAACACCCCTTGTTCCGTAGCTCCTTGAGATCTCGCATAAGCTGCTTGACTCGCAAGTCTTCGTGAAATTCTTTCAGGAACAGAAGAAATGGCTTCAGTAGTTTCATGAATCTGTTGAGTGATTGTCTTACCTATAGTTCCTCTTTTAGTTTCATTGAGGTAGGGTACAATCCGACTCCCTCCGCGTGTACTACGGGCAGCTTCACGCCAGCCATAGACGTTATGGATATTGATATTTCTTACTAGAACCATTGACATCTTTTGTGATTCTAACTTGAAATCAGGGTCCCTTCCAGCGAAAGCTAACTCATTTAGCCAATCATCTATTTCTTCGTGACTTTTACACTGTCTGAGGTTTCGCTGTAAGACAGTGGCTACTGCTTTTCTAAACGAAGCTTCGAACCGACGCGGAACTAGAAAAGGCGACGTTTTTGGAGAGTGGGAGGTTAAGGTTTCCATGCTTCAGCCACCTAATGAAATCCTGCATAGACAAGTCTACCATACTGTAGAAAATCTGGTTACTTTTGTCATGGCCCGACATGTAAGTAGTTAAAGCTTCTTCCTTAGAGGGAAACCCTAACATAACTTTATGCTCGTCAAATACATCAGTAGCATGAAGATGGGTCTGATTTACTACATAGACTCTCGTAGATTCAGGATAGTCTCCAATGTAGCAGTCTATCTCATCCCCATCAGCACCAATGTATCCAAAAATGTAACCGTAGTCCGCAGGACTTTCTCCCTTCCAAGTTTTTCCGCTTCTAATAGCTCCTTTGGGAAACTCAATAGCACAGTTTAGTGGTCCTACTTTCTTCTCTGAGACAATTTTCGGAGGAGTTCCGATTGGAAGCTGCATTCCTTATCCTCCTATCTTTTTGGTTTCTTTGTCTCATGTTTAACAGAGTGCTGCATGGATTGGTGAAGAGATTTAGTAGTGCTTGATGAGTTAGTTCCAGCACTTCCTTTAGAAGCAGCTCCACCAGGTCCTTCAGTCAATCTACGGCTCTTGTGCCAGATTAGACCTTTAACTCCAACAGGTTTGGCTTCGACGGGAACTTGCTCACCTGAACGAGCTCCAGGAGTGCCATCAGGAGGATCTTCACCCACTGATACTCCACCTACTGTATCTTCATCGTTGCCATCAGGATCAAATTGAGCGCCAAGCATAGCCTCTGAAGCATATAGGTCGGGTGTAGCAGCGACAGCTTCCTGTGGAAGATTAAACAATCCATGAGTACCAGAGCCAGTAGCAAGCTCAGTACGGGCCTCTTTCTTAGTGAGGAGATCAGCGTTGTAAGCCATGAGTACAGACTCAACAGCCGATTTCGCAAGATCATAACGCTCCTTTTCAGTAAGAGCCCTTATTGGAGTCCAATGATACACTAAATCTTCAGGAACTTTCCCGAAGATAGACATACACATTACTGGAAGCAACTTATCTATGACTGGATTGGCTTCTGAAATTCTTTTCTCTTCAATCATGTTATCGTATAACTGAAGAGAAGCGCCTCCGTTGTTCCCCATCTCGCCGCCCATACCCTGGTTTCGGCCAAAGATTACCTCATAGGGTATGCCCGTTGCCGCCGCAAGATCCTTCATGAACTCTCGGTAGACGTCAGAAACTCCACCAAATCCGTAGCTCTTATTTTCGAGCTTTCCGTCCTTACCGAGAATCAAAAGTCCGTTGTTGTTCAGTTGCTGAGAAATCATCTCCATACGGTTAACAAACATGTTAAACGCATCATTAGATGTTCCTGCACCAGACATCATGGTGGCTAATTGAGGTTCTGACAAAGCCATTACCTGGGCGCGCGTCAATAATGATACGATATTCCATGAACTGTAATCTCTCTTCTTCAGCTCATCGAATATTACTTCTACTTCTGACATGCCCCAGTACAGTTCAACCTGAACTTCCCATTGAGGAAGTTCTCTTCCAGTAAATCGTAAAACTCTAGAATGGTGAACCGTAACATTACCCGCATCCATGATGCAGTTGTAATAAGTTGGAAGTCCGAAAGACTCAGGATCATTGATGTCAGAATTGATCTCAGGTCCCGGAATGATGCCTGACCACCTATCAAGAACGATGAGGCCTTTGTAAGCCCCGACTTGAACGTCATCTACGTCAAGAGGCTTCCGAAGATCATCATGACCGTCTAAAACCATGATGGCGCCAGCGCCACCAAACAATCTACCCCACTTAGCTAGTGACCGAAGTCTGGTAATAGTTCTAGTCTTCAGAAGCATGTTGCGAAAAGCAGATACTTGCTCAGGAGAAACATCGAAATCTAGAACAGGAAAAACTTTGAACACGTCATTTGCGACTTGATCAATAATTTTACGAACAATCCATGAGCTTCTGTATAGACTCAGTATCAAAGGATACTGCTCAGTCAAACGAACTAAAGGATAGTTTCCACTGTTTACTAGATTAGGAGTACCATTTCCAATCCTAGCAGGAACATTTTGATAGCTATCAGCCATCACGGGCTGAAGGCTTCTGAGCATATTGAGGTCTAGAGCTGCGTCTAGACTATCAACAGTCTCAGTCTTCTTCTTCCTACTAGCTCTTGGCATCTTATGCTGCCTTTCTCATGTCTGCTACTTTCTGAATGTTTAGAGTTCTCCACTCAGGATATAGATACGTGAGTCCGTACCGATCAGCATCCATAGCGTGGTCATTTACTTTGAGAGGTCTTTCTGTTCCGTCTTCGGCAGCCTTAGCATCCCATGCGTAAAGACCTTTTTCACGTCTGAACTGGGTGCAATCCTTATGAACTCTGCGATTTCCGGTTGCCTCAACTTCAGAGACTCTATGGATTCCGTCGAGAACGTCGTTGTCAGCGTCAATAACGATAAATCCTCTTTGGATGAGTTCGACTTTGAAGGAGGTTGCTGAGGGGTCCACGACAAGGATTGGACGCGACGGAGCAACACGGCGTGACTTCTTAATAAAATTCTCGAGATCGTCAGCATATTCCCTATCAGTCTTCTGTTTCATTTCCTTAACAGAATCCCAGTAGTACTCTCTATCCAACCAACTTACTTCACCGTCATCGAAATACTCTAAAAAGACGCAAGGGTTATGCGTGCCATAGTCGATGGTGATGATGTGCTGCCTGAATCCACCTGAAGCGTACAACGTAGGTGGCCTTGTACTGTCATCATAAAGAAACTTATCATGCCAACTATCTTTGTAGATAGCACCTTCAGCCACAACCCATAGCCCAAGGATATATCTCTGGTAGTAAACGCCCTTCTGAGAAGAGATAATCTGTCTCTTAGAAACAGGGTCCAGATTAGGGTTATCATCCAGAGTGAAGTGAATAACCTCTAAGTCACTATCAAAGTTATCGTTGTTGATAACATCGGTGAAAAGATAATGCTGAGGCGTACCTGGGTTGGTAGATGCGTATAATCTCGATCCTGGAGGAGAAAGACGCATAAACAACTGCTTGGTGAAACTTTGTGGAAACTCAGTCCACTCATCACATATCGCGATAGCGATAGTCATACCAAGGATTTGCTTATAAGAAGCTTCATCCTTAGCACCAATTACAAACCATTGAGTTCCGAAGAGTTCGAGTTCGCCAGTAGCTCGGTTATAAGCATAGTTCTTTTTGCCAACAACTTGGAATAAGTCAAGGAGTATGTTCTTGTAGACAGATTGTTTTGTTGCTCCACAAATAACTCTTTTTCCGTTGACTTTATAGAGGCATAGATGGAGTACAATCTTTGCATCGATTGCAAAGGTCTTCCCACTACGAACACTCCCCTCAAGAAGCGTATACTTCTTGTCCTGACTCGGGTGTCGCGACACGAACTTATGAGCTTTTGCCCCGAACTGTGCGAATACTGGCATAGGAAGAATCACGTCCTTGCCGTTGCTTTTAAGGTTTCTCGTGGATTCCTAGGCAACGGAGGTTAGTTAGATCGATGTTGGTGGGACATATGGGTTAGGTTCTTCTTCTGGAAATCTCCAGTAAAAGCCATGAACGTTTGTAAGAGTCTTATGAGAACAACTCGTACGACGCTCAGTCTGACGTCCATAGTTATCTTGTTTGTTAACGTCTACAGAAACGATAACAACGTTGATACATTTTGGTCCCCAGACAGCTGTGATAAGAGCATTAGCTGGAGTTCCATCAGATTCATGCCATATGACCGCTTCGCCAATCTTAGGCTCACGATCCACGTGATTCATCCTCCTTTCATTAGGATACCTTTTAAAAAATCAGGGGAGACTTCTTGCGAAATCTCCCCTAGGTTGCCTTGGTTCTCTCGTGTTGCGAGAGCTTATTACGCCTGAGCTGCAGGGGTGTTCGCAACTACCAAGGCAGCCAGTGCATCACCGGAAGTCTTGAGAGTCGCAGCCAGAGCTTTAACCTGCTCAGGTGTGGGGTTGTTGGCGAGCTGGGCAGCGATGTTCTGGATCAGCTGACCGGCCGACGCTTCTTCGCTCGTATTTTCCGCAACCTGTGCGGACAGTGCATCAAATTCAGCAGACATAGTTTCCTCACTGTTGGTTTTGTGCAGCAGACACTACCGACTTCAGAGCATCACCAGATGCTTTGAGCTTACTCGTTAGTTCTACAATTTTGGTTGTATCAGTTCCCTGCGCTTTCGTGATAGCTGCTAGGATCATGTACCCTAGATGAAGGAGAGCAGCAAACTGACCAGGATCAACTTGATGAATAACGACCTGCTGTGGATTGTGATCGTGATCCACTTGTTCCTCCAGTCGTTGCCGATTAATTGGAGCCGGGCGGTGATCGGCGGCACCACCCGGCTTAGCGCAGCACCTCGCGCTCCGCGACCGCAGCAGGAGGTCTAATGCCCGGTCACAGCTTAGAAGGAGCCAGTGGCCCCGAAAAATTTAGATATTGTAGGTGGGCCGGTCTATATACCTATTATGAACACGACTACCACCCCAATAAGATAGTCTAATCGGACTTATCTCATCCTCACTGAACCTAAACCTGTGTCGAACCTTCACCATCTGCTCGCCGGCCACCGTCGTCTTATACTCAGCTCGAACGATATCAACAGCTTCAGCCTTATGCTCCTCACAGAATAGCTGTCCACCAGCATAGTAAAAAGCTACGTTACCACAGTGGCAAGGTCCAGATGGAACCATTTCAGACTCCGTAGATTTGGTTTAAGAAGTCAGCACTATTGAGAACCATACTAACAAATTCGACATGTGTGGAACAACCTACTTTGTTGTAGATGTTACTGACGTGTTTTTTGACTGTTGGAAGATTTAACTCAAATTCTTTAGCTATTCTCGAATACGGCCAGCCAAGAAGAATGTGACGAGAGATTTGGGCTTCGCGTTTTGTCATACGACCATCACAGTAACATTTTGAAGAATTTGTTTATCACAGTAACATTTTGAAGGTATTATCACAACTTTTAAATACTATACTTTGGCATTCGAAAACCAGGCGGACGGCTAACCCACTTTGGGTTTCCATACGACCAAAGATATAGTATTATATATTCATGGTTGATTGATGCTACTTCAACCTCAAGGAGAACAAAATGACCACTCAAGTTCAACTCGCAGACGGTACCATCGTAACCGCTACCATCGTCAAGACCACGAAGGTTCCTGCTAAGCTGAAGAGCTACAAGATCCTTCCCACCTGCCCACTCAGCTTCAAGGGCAAGCAGCGTCAAGCAACAGCCGACGCCCTCCGCAGCAAGCCAGAGGAGTTCCTCTCCAGAGAGGCTGTAGCAGAGATCATAGGGGACAAGTACAAGAGCAAGTACACCGTAGCAGAGTCCACCGGCTGGCACCTCCACCAGCTCGAGCTGCTCGGCTTCGTAGAGAGTAAGTAGCTTGATCTCTCTCCAGAGCCGAATGGCTTTGGAGAGAGCTCACTACAGCTCGACAAGGAGAATGAAATGGCATACGTGATCGCAATTGGAGTTCCGCTGACGTTGAGCACCATTACCCTAATCGCTCTCTACACCTTCATGCCCCGGAGGACGAAATGAGCATTACCTTCACGCTGCACCCATCGATCTGGTGGCTGATGCTGCCCTTTGTGATCTACATCGCGGTGAGCCTGTTCAGTAGCAAGCCACGGAGGCGCAGATGATCATGCTGTGGAGAGTGATCTGCATCTTCCTCTACGTCGTATTTGACCATCAACACTTCAGCCTGTGGGAGCCAGACATGCCCCGCTATGTTGGTAAAGGTGGAGCCTAGCTTGATCGGCCTTCAGAGCCGCTTGACTCTGGAGGGCGCTCACTACGCCAAGGAGAATGAAATGGCAAACGAATTGCGAAAAGTACTCTACACCGTACGTGTGAGTACGGAGATGCACCGCTTTGGTGACGGCAAACGCATGCCTGATCCTCAGGGCTACAGCGTTGAGTTTTTTGAAGCTGGTGAATTTGTTGAAACCCGCTCATATCAGTTCGACGTCGATGAGATGACGATGTTGACTCGCATCGCTAACTGGGTACGCTTGGGCAAGTTGAACGGCTGATTACCAAAGTTTGACAATTTGAGAGGTACACGTATTAAGTTGTGTACTTCTCAGAAAAGTTGATTTATAATTAGATCAGAATAGCAAATTACTTGTTATTCTGAAACACAAGGAGAACACCATGAAGAACAGCAAAAACACTGAAGTGAAGGCAAATGAGAGCGTAGCCGCTCAGACAACCACAACCGCCGTTGAGAAGACGACGAAGAACACTCCGCCAGCCGAACGTCGCTACCAGTTGATCGCCGCTCCGGCAATCGCTCCTCGTGGCAAACAGCGTCAGATCGTGATCGCTGCTCTTGCACAGGATCCGAATCGCGAATTCACAATCGACGAAATCACGAAGTTCGCGACGACTGCGGGTCTCACTGCTAATGCTGGAGTGAAACTCTCTTGCATGTGGCACCTTCATCACCTCAGCAAGCTCGGCGTCGCAAAGGTCGTCAACCCAACGATCGAAGTTGAAGCGCCGGCCAAGCAGCCTGAATCCACAGTAGCAGCGTAACTGGTTGGGAGGATGAAAGTCCTCCCTTTCCTTATGTCTAATCGATGGTTAGGCATTAGGAAAGGAGAATCTATGAAACAGTTAAGTTCATCGTTTACGTATGCTGCTCGACAAAACTTCGGTTTTTTCTCGACCTGGTGTCTGCAGCATGGACATAAAATTGAATTCGCTGACTGGCTCGTAATTCATTGGCATCTCACTAGAGGTGAGGCATGAACCACGATGCTGTTATCGGCGCGATCGGCTATCTCTTAGGTCGTGCTCTCGAGTTCGGCGTTAATAAAGCAGCCGACTTTTACATCAGCAACTGGCCGAAGCCTAGGCCAGTCGAAGCACCTCTCACTGTGCCTAAGTACTATGGCGCTCCATATGTAAAAGAACTAACTCACGTCGAACGAGTTACTGAGATGCTCGATTCATTGGAGGTGAAACATGAGCAGCGGTAAACCAACCAATCGTTTGGAAGTCGTGCTTCTTGCTCTTGGCTTCGAAGAGCCAGCTAAGAATGAGAACAACCCTTGGCTGTGGTTCAACCGCTATTTTGATGGCATTGAAGTCGAGTTACAGTTCAACCATTGGACGGTTTCAGGAATTGACAGCTTGACCGTCATCAGTGGGAATAGTCCAGAACAGCTGATCGACGCAGTCGGTCATCAGTTGAAGCTCATTCTCAGAACGTTAGCCGATGAGGAGTGTGGAATCAGATGAATCAACCACTCTTCAACCGAAATGGTTCTTGTTCCGTTTGCGGTAAGCCGTTTCGTCGCACCATTCGGAACAAGTATGTTTGTCCGCCTTGCTTTAAGAAAGCGGCGAAGAAATGATCACTCGCTCAGAGTATAAATGTCGTGTCGATGAGATTCTTAGGTACTTCGATGATCTCCGACGTTCAGTTAACTTTCTCACTATCTTCACCCCAGAGCTTTCGTGCACCTCGATTGTAAGACAGTGCACCCGGCTTGAAGAGTCCGCTGAACAGTTGACGGCGCTTTCAAAACAGCTTCGGGCTGTAATGAATCAGAAAGGCTAGCAAACCGATAGCGAACATCAACCTACCAATCTCGACGTACCTTGGCCGATCTTCATGGGTAAAGATGTAGATGATAAAACCGATAAGAGAGATGATGACGCTTAGTTGACTAAGTTCATGACTCATTTTCTTCTCCAGGCTCAGGTGCGGGTGGCTGATTAATTGCTGCCGCAAGAGCCATTAACTCCGTGTTCTGAGCTACCATGACTCTTTCAGGAGTCTTACCTTCCGTGCTCTCTCTGAGTTCAGTAATTGCGGAAAAACAAACTTGCTCTTTACCGATAAGTGCGAGAGCTCTTTTCACTGTTTGAAGGCCAATGGCATCAGCCCATGTGGCACCTTCAGGTAGACCGAATTGCTCTCTAATGTCTTCTGGCACCATTCGTCCTAGCCAGCTACGGTACCCCTCACTCAAAAGCTTCGCGCCGACTTTCTTAGTGATGAGATCTGGATCATCTTTATGATAAAAGTTGGCCACGGTGCTCCTCTCTGCGGGGTTACCGCGAAGGTATTAAAGTAACTATAAATAGATTACTTTGTGAACTTATTGTGATAAGCGGTATACACTGCATTTTTATGATGTATACCCATATGTTACCGCGTAGATCAATAATTGATACGCTAGCGCAGGGGCTTAAGCTCACTTATGTGGTTGCTCACAACTCGTTGGATGACCTTTATTTGAGATGGTCCGGATGGAAGTGCACGAAGAAAGTGTAACTTTGGAAGTGTAACGTAGTTGCGACCAGTTCGGCTGGTGATCAACAGCAGTGAGTCATCCTTGAGACCGGCAATTGCTTCAGCTGCTGGAATGTGTGTATGTTCTTCATGATTAGGCAATAGGTTATAGTGCTCTAATCGACCGACTTCCTCTTGTGAAAGTAGACAACAGTCCATTAAGACCCTTCTCGAGTGGAGTGTGGATTGGGCTCCAGTTATAGTGCTGGATCACTCAAAGGATGACTTCAAATCCACAACGAAGTCAAACTGGTTTGCCGAAAGCTGTGCGTCCGACGGCAACCCAAAATCCATTTTTCCTTGAAAACAGATCCGGTTTCCCCTAGGCCTGTCTATCATTCTATTTACATCTTATCATAGTTTGATTAAAACCCGTAGAAGCCGTATTGCACAAATCCATCTCATCCTCAAATGATCACCTTTCACCTACGCGCGCGTACAGGTACAATAGGGCATTTTCGACTGTATTTTATTGCAAAAAGCAACAGGGATAAGACTCGCGGTATTATTTAGAACACGGTAACACCAAAGTAACATAATGTTACCTTGTCGTTTTGTAAGTTATTGATACGATTAAACTTGCTTATCACAGTAACATTTTGATAACAAATTACATTCACACAGTTTAAATGCAAAAATAATGCCGTTTTTCTTTAGGTATATGCGCTTAGGCGTGTACGTGCCAGTATACGACGACGACGCTCAGAGGCACGTACCCTCAGGCACGTACCTACCCGGGCGCGCTCAGGTATGTACCTTACTCAGGCACGTACCTTCAGGCATGTACACTCAGGCACGTACCTTCAGGCATGTACACTCAGGGACGTACCTGATCAGGCATGTACCTAGGCACGTAAAATGTTACCCGTGTCACCATTACCGATTTTGACTGTGCAGATAAAAAGTAGTTTACAACCGATACAAGTTTAATATATAATAGAATTATGGAGAATAAATATGAAAGCATCAGCTAAACTACGTGTGGACAAGTCTACTACTTTCGAAGTTGTTGTGAATGAGCTAGTAAAGCTTATACCAAATTTCGGAAATAAGACTCTACCTGAGATTGATCTAGTACATAGGTTTGTCGATCCTATCACGGGTGAAGCTAACGTAATTAGATTAAATGCTAGAGAATACGACCAAGCTGACTATGCTGCTTTATCTAGAAGCAAGAGAGAAAGTAAAGCTGAAAATGATCTTCAATTTCTGGAACGTGAGGCTAAAGCTGAGGGAAATGCAAATATTAAGAAAGGTTACGTCAAAATATGATCTGTAATGGATGTAACAAAGCTTATACTCCTGATTGTGGAGATAAAGGTTGGTGCAAATTCTGTCAGTATCTGTTCGCTTGGATGAACATTATTAAACGTCAGAAAAATAGTTTATCAAGCAGATAAAATGTTGTTTACATCCGATATCGAGTTATATTATAATAATTATATGATAAGAAATTAAGTACAATCCAGAGCAAAACACGGTCGCAGTGAGAGGAGGTTACTATGGTCTTCGGCCCATGGGTCTATGGTGAACACCAAGGCCGAAGCTGTTGATATCCACATGCAGGAAAATGAAACAGGAATTAGCAACTAAGGGGGGAGCGGTGGCTGGCAGCTTGTAAGGCTGGAACTTCATAAGCAGTCAGTCACCACCCTTCTTTAAACGAAGTATAACCCTAAGAATGGAGTCTTACGAATGAAGCACGGCTATAAGTGCACATGCGGATGGCAGTTAAAGCGGGGAAACCTTACCCGCCCACAGTATGCTGGTCAAAAGTTCAATCACGCCAAAACCTGCGAGGCCCTTGCTAAGGAACTCGAACAGAGCAGAAGGGTGGCCAGTAAGTGAAGACCATTGCTGAGATGCTCAAAGAAGAAGTAAAACGCTCAACTGACTACTCCAAAGTCAATTTTGGGGCACAAGGTGGAGATGACTTTCCTGAGGTAGCACGAAGCATCATGAACGAGGCGGCTGGTACGTTAATTGCTAACTTTGCAGTTGATATGGTAAAACAAAGCCTGCCAGGCAGTCTCGAGAGGCTCATGGACATGATGAAGAAAGACATGCCAGGTCATCTCATCGTCACTGAGAATCGTGCTATGTTTCATACGTACCTTCTCATGACGTATTGGGGCATTCAAATCGGCCGACGGCTGGAACGGGAGCAGGCTGAAGTGCTTCGGAGCATGGAGACCAAGTCATGATGGAACTTTCGTCGACTCGAACGGAACTCGATGAACTCGAGTTTTTAGACGGAGTGCAGGGGCTCATCGAAAGAGTAGATGAACTCCACCCTTCTACTGACGATGACACGAAGTATGTCTTCGTTCTCTGGCTTAAAGACACTGATTTCGATAACTCGGTTACTGTATGGGATCGAGTTACTCAAAACATCAACACTATGGAGCCTGATGGCTGGTCAACCAACGTCTATAACACAGGAGTTGGAATCTTAATAGTGACTTCAGTTCTCGATTTTAAGGTGGTGAGATCATGACGGACAATCAGAAAGTAAAAGTCAAGAACTCACGCACTGTGACTGTAGTGATGGTTCGTTGTAAGTATCTCAGTGAATCTGACTTACAATTCTGGTTGGAACCTCATAGTTTCATTTTTTCTGAGTGCAAAGCCTGTAAGACTCGGACTGATTATGGTAATGTTCGAGCCTCCACTCACTATGAGAGATTCGAATTGTCCAGTCAACGTCAAACTGGAGAAACCTATGACGCATGCTATGATCGCATCATTGATGAGATCAAGGCAAATCCAGCTAAGTACGAGGTACCATGGAGCTAATTGGTTTCACAGGCACCCAACAAGGAATGTCCAGTAGTCAGATGGATAGCCTTATCACTCTTCTGAAGAATTACAAGTCTGAACTATCTCAATTCAGACACGGACTATGTGTGGGAGCTGACGTACAGGCTGCCACACTAGCCTTTAACTACGGCTATCACATTGTAGCCTATCCTGGTTATCCCATGGGTAACCCAAAAGATAGATCGAGACGTGGAGTATGCTTCAATCATGAGATTATGAAAGAAGATGAATTCATCAACCGTAATCACATGATTGTGAATGCGTCTCGTATTCTCATAGCTACTCCAAAAGAGCCGTATGAGGTGCTTCGTTCAGGTACATGGGCCACCATTCGATATGCAAGGTCGAAAACCTGTAAAGTTTGGATCATTCGACCAGATGGGAGCTTTAGATGACTCTAGCAACTGATCTTTTTGATACATTTGGTTTAACTGCTCCTATAACACTAGATCAGCTCAAGTCTGCGTATCGCGTAGCAGCGAGAAAGTTGCACCCTGATCTAAATCCTAATGATCCATACGCTGAAGAAAAATTCAAGAAAATGGATCAAGTGTACCAACGTCTACAAAAAGATAGCGCTATTTTTACTGTAGATGCTTTTAAGAGTATTCGGCTAGATAAGACAGTAGATGGAGTTCCTCTAGTTGAGTTAGGGCTAGGATTAGGTCCTCTAAAGAATGGCAAAGATTGCTCTGTTTGTCAACATAGGGGTTACAATACCCGTCCTAGAACAAGAACAGAGTTTTGTTCTAGATGCCATGGAACAGGACGAATAGGATTCTTACAATTTTGTCCAAGCTGCATACGTGGCTATGTAAATGTTCAATTGGGCCATTTCTACGAAACATGCTATAAGTGTTTCGGTACAGGTGAGATTGAGATACATAATCCTGTAATTCCTAAAGGTTGGTTATCGGGCCCTAAGACACAAAGAGAAAGGAAAGGCCTATGACCCTTCAAGGCGCATCAAAATTCCACGCGCACCTTGACATCTGCGAGCAGTGTAGAGAGAACCCTACACAGTTATGCCTTAGAGGACAAAATCTTCTTTACAACGCTGTCCAGGATCTCGAAGGACC